TCACTCGAAGTCCTGCTCGCTCAGGCAAAGCTGCTTGAGCATCTTGTGATAGGCACGCTTGTCGACCTCATCCTTCAGGTTGCGCACGGTGGTCATCTCCGCTCCGTAGTAGAGAAGTCCGTGGCTGCCCTTGCCGCGTTGAGCCACCCAGCGCGCTTCCACACCGCGCTCCCTGCCCAGGGCCTGAATACGCCGCACAAACTCGTTGCCCCTCACACTTTCCAGTATCGGACAAAAATGTCCTGCCCGCAAGATTACCCCACCTTGATCGGGATGAAGAGCGCCGGATTGCGCTTTGGCATATCGACCACGTGTGCGTAGCGTGAGGTCATGCGCGGGTCGGAGTGGCCCAGAAGCTCCTGCACGGCGCGCAAGTCGCCGGTGTGCAAGTAGCCCAAGGTGGCGGCGGTGTGGCGCAGCGCATGGTTGGAGAGGCCTGGACGCTTCAGGCCGGCCAGCCGCAGGCAATGGTCCGTCTGCGTGCGGATGCAGCCGCGGGTCAGACGATGACAGTGATAGCTGATGGTGCTGAACAGCGGCGTGCCGTCGGCGTCGGCCGCTACTTCGCCGCGGAGCGCCACGTACCCCTTGATTCGGCTGCCGGTGTCCGGGCGCAGGTACACGATCCGGTCGCGGGTCTTGCCACGCACCAGCAATACGATATTCTCGCCCTTCTCGGTGAGATCCTCGACATTGGCGCGCTGCACCTCGATGGTTCGCAATCCATGCAGCCCCGCCAGGCTGATCATCAGCAGATTGCGCAGCCTCCGGAGCTTGTCCCGGCCGGTGGTCTGGTCGGGATCGGGGATCACCGACAGCAGCTTGGCCAGTTCCTCATCGCAGAGGTAGTTGAAATCCTCAGTGGCGCGGCGCACGCGCGGGGACTTCACGCCGGCGGCGGGATTGTCGGGCCGCAGGCCGGCGTTGCGCGCGGCGTCGTAGAAGCGCCGGACGATCAATAGCTTCCAACGGATGGTGACGGGATTGTAGTTGGCCTCGATCAGCGCCGAACGGTAGCGCTTGACGTGCATGGTGGTGATGGTCGCCGGGTCAAAGTCCTGCGCGATGCACCAGGCGGCCCAGATCTCGACCTCGTTGCGGTAGTTGTGGACGGTGTCCGCGGAAGCGTCGCCATTGGCCACGTCGACGCGCAGGAAGTCGGCGAAGGCGGCGTCCAGTTCGGAGCGCGTTCGCGGGGGCCGGTACGTTACCAGGGAAGTCATTGTGGAATCCTCATTGGGGGATGCTGTCGAACCCATGAACCCTCTTCTGGGGCGGCATATCAAGGCACCATCAGGGCACTGATCAACGGTTGGAGCCAATTGCGATCGGCGCTGGCGCTGTAAGCCCTCCAGGTCTCGACTGCGGTTCTGATGCGGGCGATTTCGGCGTCGGTGAACTCGAAGTCCTTCGTTGGAATCGACAGTGCCGGATTCCAGACGGTGCGCTCTTGGCCATTGACGAACTCGCGCTTGAGATCGATCATCTTTTCCTCAGCCGGATCGAGAGCGAGCTTGTCTTGCATCGCCCAGATCGCGCGAATGGAACCCACGTCTGCTCGCTGCACTCCCAAGAGCGCGTGCAGGTTCAGACGCTGGGTGTGGTCCAGCGTCAGTTTCATTGGTTGTTCCTTTACGGGTTGGAGTAGAGCAGGATGTAGCCCGCCGTGACTCCGGCGGGATTCTTCACTTTGATTACGCCCGACCAGCCAGAGGGATTCGAGGCGCCCATCAGTTCCGCGAAACGGTAACCGTTCCCGGCGCCGCCCGCGACGATGAGTTCGCCGTTGTTCAGTACCTTCAATAGTGTGTGGTCCGTGAGGTTCGACTGGTTGCTTCTGACGACCAGCGGGTCGCTCAACTCCACGCCCACGTCGAGGCTGAGCGCGCCAGAGACAATATCGCTGGCCGCGTGCGTGTGAGTGGGAAGGTCAGCGGCCGAGAGCACGGTGCCGGCAGTAGCGCGTCCCTTGGCGTCCACCGTGACCTTGGTGAACGTGCCCGGTGTGACGCCGGAGTTCGCCAACGAGATCACGCCGGCGTTGACGGCGAGCCCGCCCACTGTATCGATTTGAACGATGCCCTTGCTGGTGGTTGTTGCGTCCGGGTACGAGAACGATCCGAAGGTCTGGCCTGGCGCGAAGTCAAGGATGGCATCGAAGGCGATGTGGTCGTTGGCGTTGAGCGCAATGCCGAGGTCGCCAGAATCGTCAGCCTTGCGCCACTTCACGGCACCGGTATTCGGCAGGCGCATGAGACCGGTGGCGGCCTTGTTTCCGGACCCGAACTCCGCGCCGTCCTGGAACGTCTTCACGCCGGTGATTGTGACCGCGCCGTTTCTCAGGACGTAACTCCGCGCGGCTGCGGTACCGATGTCGTTCTCGATCGCAAGAACCGCCGACTGGAGCGCGGTGATGAAGGCCGAAACCATGTTGGCGCGGACGGTCGCGCCTTGGGAGTGCTGGGCAGCCGTTGTGCCGAACGCGCCTCGCTGGCAGCCGGTGAACTGGGTGGCGTTCTTCCCGGTGTAGACGATCAGCTCGTCGTTGATCGAGAGTACGCCGTAGGCGTCAGCGAAACCGCCGGAGGTCGACTGCACGCTGATGGTCGTGTCGCCGGCCAGGATCTGGAGTGTGGTCGTGGTCTCCAGGGGCTTCGTCGAGAAGGTGTCGACCGGCGAAAACAGAGTCGCTGCACCGTCGATGCTGTCCGGATAACTACTCATTAAGCCTCCCCGCGTTTGCCATCAGGCGGTCTGGCAAGACTGGCACAGCGACGACGGCCTCCAGTGCCCGGGCGGCGCGTGGCTTGTGGTATGTCACGGCCGTCGCCCGAGCCTGGCTCGCCACATCGAGCGGAACCGGGCGGCTGTTCAAGCAGAACTGGTCGAAGGCCCAGAGACAGAACGAGTAGAGGCCCCGATTGCGCCACATGGCGTAGGCCTGTGCCATCGGCGGATCGGGCGGGCCGTAGATGCCGGTGAGGTACATGCACTCCTCGGGCGGGCGGCCTAGCATGAGCGGAAACTCCATTGTCTGGCGCATCCGGATGGCGTTCTTCTGCCAGACGTCGTAATCGAAGCCCTCGCAGCGGAAATACTTGATGCTGTACGAGGCGGTTTTCCACTCGTTCGGCAGATTCACGTGGAAGTTGAGTTGGCGTCGATTGGCGTCGTGCGGCCAGAGGCATTCGAAGACCGCCGAGGGGTGGAACTGCCGCACATACGCGATGACCTCCTGGCAGTAGGCCCAGATGCGGTCGCGCAGGAAGTTGGCGGACTCGATGTCGTCGTTGGGATCGTCGGTGTTTGCCAGGAACCGATGCATTGCCCGGCCATGCGCCGCTTCAAAAGCGGCCTTGGTCTCGGCGTCGTAGTAGGGCATCCCAGACTCGTTTGGGAAATACCACCACTGCGTCTCGCCGAACTGCAAGATGACCGACAGACCCGCCGCGGCGATCTCGTCGGCGCACTCCCTGTACATCTGCTTCAAGTAGGCGCGCACGCGCGTGCCGAAGTGCATCTGCGTCGAGGGCACCGGCAGGTCCACTGACGCGCCATCCCAGTAGCGCGCTGCCATCTCGACGGGCGGGCGGTAGCATTCCATCGAGAAAGCGAATGATGCCTGGATGCCAGCGGCCTGAAAGTGAGTGGCGAGGTCGCGAATCCATCGCCGCGCGCCCTCGGTCATTACCGGAGCGACAGCGTCGATCATCTCCCAGTCGCCCTCTGTGCCCGCCGTGCCGAGGTTGTCTGTCAGTGTGAGCGTCACCGAGTTCGGCGGGCCGACAGCGACAGCGGGAAACGTCCAGGCGGGAGCTTTCGATTGGATGCGCAGCGTGGTCGAGGTGCCGTAGTTGTCGTCGGCCCACACGCCGGCGAACATGCCATTGATCGCCGCCCGGAAGTGGCTGACGATGTCCTGAAGCGTCTCGCCGAAGCCGATGGCGTGGTTGATCCGCGTGCCGGAGATCGAGATCCAGACCACGTCGTTGAGGGCTGGGCTGCCAGAGAACTCGATCGTGGCACAGGGGTACGTGGAGCCCACACGCCGTCGCTTGTTGTTCCAGAAGACGCCCATGTAGACGTCGGCATGGCCGCGGAAGCCGAGCTTCTCAAGCTGCCAGACGTGCCAGGCCGGGGGCTTCTTGTAGCCGTGGTCGGTGTCGAAGTCGATGGCGAGCGAGACGTTGGAGTATGTCTGCGGCGCGTCTGGAACGTCCTGCGGTTCGAGCGGCCAGAGGTAATCGAAGTAGAAGTAGCCGCCGGAGGTTGCGGTGATCTCGACCACGTGTACCCCGGCAGCCAGTCCGCCGCGAAGTTTCACGTTCGCCGTGATGCCGCCATATTCAGCGAGATAGAGATCGTGCACGGAGGTCACGCCATCGACAGCGACGCTGATCACGCCGCAATCGGTATCGAGGAAGGTGCCGAGATAGAGGTCATGCTGACGCGGGTGGCTGTAGCGAATCGTGACCTTGCCGGAGGCTGTGCGCTTGGCGTGGCCCATGCTCCACCACTGCGAGGGCCAGCCCTGCGCGCCGTACTTGTAATCCTCCCAGTAGCCGGTGTACTTGCATCGTCCATCAGACTCTTCGATTCGAGGTGCGCCGCCGCCGACCTTGAGCGTACGGTCGCCGGTCACGGCGATGTTCGACAGGGCGACGCGCCACTCGATATCGGAGGCTACGCCGGTCACCGGCGAGACCTTCTTGAGGCGCGTCCCGGCGGGCCACGCAGCGGGGGACGAGTTCTGGTGGCCGCGCTGGACGGAGATCTGCGTGACTCCGTCGAGGGAGACAAGCAGCAGGCGCTCCTCGCTCGATGAGTCCCCGATGAAGTACCGGCCGCCTGTGAGCTTCGAAACGTCGTCCACCTGGAGCACGGTATCGTTGGCGGCGACGTCCGCGGTGAGGAAGCAGCCGTCATCGAGTTCCTCTTCGGCGGGTTCAAAGCGCGGCGCGAAGACTATGTAGATCTTGCGGCAGTCGTTCATTGGGACGGTGCGGCCCAGCTTGTCGAGGAGCGGCTGCGTGAAGTCCAGCGCGATGCGGTACTTGGTGTCGTTGTCGCCGCCGGTGAAGCGCGGGATGCGGAGCCCGGTCCAATCGGCACTTTGGGGGCCCACCCCTTCGTGGCCCGAAGTGACGAGGACGCGGTCCAGGTTGCCCAGCTTGCCGTAGCGGGCGACGGGAAGCGGCGGGGTTGCGAACGTCAGCACCAAAGTTCCCGAGGGCGCACCCTCCGGGCCGGTGCGGATGGCCGTGGCCGTGATCACGCCGGACTGATCCGGCCCGTAGCGCCCTTCCACCTCCTCGCCCGGGGTGTTGATGATCTCGGCCATTTTGACGAGCAGGTCATAGGCGGTGCCATCCACCTGATCGCTGGCCACCGTGTAGCGCGTATCGCGGAAATACAGGTGCAGCCAATCCAGACCGCTCTCGGGCAGGTAGCCGTATGCTTCGACTCGGCAGCTTGCCGGCGTCTCCGAGCCAGCGATCGCCGTGGCGTGATCGAGCAGGCGAACTTCGTAGAGGTCCCCTGCGCCGCAGACGAAGGTGATCGCGTCCCAGGAGACGGAGGGGTACTTGGCCGCATCGAAGCGAACGGCGCCGTCGAGGGTGTGGTCGTACTCGATATCGAACTCCAGATTCAGACCGGAGAGATCCGTCCGCGGCAGGTGTTTCAGGCGCAGGTGATTGAAGTAGTCGTAGGCGTTGTAGAGGCACAGGACCGCGAAATCCTCGGCCGCCTGGAAGATGCCGGAGATGGAGATGCCCGTCTGGGTGGCGTCGTGCAGCGTGGTGGTCGCCGCGCGGCCGGAGAAGCCCTGCACGTGCATAGTCCGGCGCGGGTCGAAGATGATGAGTGGCTCAGAGGGCATGTTACGTTTGGATCACCACCGTGAGGTCGGAGCCAGGATCGGGTGACGCGACCGCGAGGATGTCGAACGCCAGGTCGTCGCCTTCGTGGAGCACGGGCGTCGGCCAGATCGTCGGGCGGATGCGCTCCCCCGCGGCGTGGTCCTTCGTCACGATGGCGTCGAAGGTCTGGTTGTCTGGGTCCACGCTGATGAGCCGCACGTACTCCTCATTCGCGCCGCCCGGATTGATGTGGATGAACTTGCCGGGCTCCAGGCCGAGGCGGCTCGCGCCGTAGGAGGCGGTCTGGATCGTCTGCGTCGTTGGGCTGCCGGTCACCGCCTGCGCCAGCACGAGGCCGTAGTCGCCATACGGCAGGCGGCGCGTGGCGGGAAGCCCGTAGCCTTCGTTGTTCACTAGGAAATCGTAGGTGTTCTTGTACGCTGTCGGCACCGACTGCGCGATGCCCGTGTACTCGAGCGGCTCCCAGGAGGCTCCGCCGTCTCTGCTGATCTTGACCAGGTAGGCCGACTGGCCGTCGACGGTGCCCTGCTGGAGATAGGCGTAGATGCAGCGGATCGACGCCGCGTCTTGCACCTTCATAGGGATCGCCACATTCTCGGCGACGGTAAGGGGTCCCGGAATCTGGAACGTGTAAGCCCCGCCAGAGCAGGTGCGGTCGCCGGGCATGAAAGGCTCGTTATGGTGCGAGAGCGGAAATACCGGGTACGGCCCGTAGCCGAAATGGTTCGCCACGCCCACCACTGCCGCCACGATGCAGGCGCTGGGGAGTTTGGCCTCCACACGCGCGGGCAGGCCGGGTGTGCGGAAGAAGCCTTTCTTCACGCTGAAGGTGAACGTCTTCTGGTCGAGCTTGTAGAAGCGGATGCCGGACTGGTGCGCGCACTTCAGCGTGCCGAAGGTGGCCTGGTCCGGGGGCGCCGGCTGGTATGGCGGATAACTGTGCTCATCCCCAGGCCAGTTCCGCTGGAAGAGGAAAGTCCCGGATCCAACGACGTCTCCCACGTCGCCCGGCCCGACGATCTGGGCGCACTCGTAAGATCGGCGGCCAGGGGTGTCCGGATCGGCCGCCTCGTCGTTGAACACCACGAAGTCGCCCACACGGAACACCCGGCTGGTGTCCGGGTTCACCGTGCAGGAGACGCTTAGCGGGTCGGTGTCCCGATCGACCGCCGCATCAAGACTGGCCCACAGGTCCGTGGCTAGCTCGTCCACATAGTAGAGCGCCAGCGTCACCTCGTGCGCGCCCACGATGTTCGCGTTGCCGGAGGCGTCCGGAAGCACCTCCATCTGGTCGAGCGCGAAGGTGCCGTAATCGGCAAGCTTTGGAGTCGCACTCACGACGCCGGGAACTCCGTTGTCTTGCAGGTTCTCGTCCGGAACCGGCGAGGCCACCACGTCGGCGGGCTTCGGACCTGCGGCCAGATCGTACATGGAGTCCGTGGTCGTGCGGCCCTGAATGTCGATGGAGTAGTCCTTGTTGAGCTTCCAGCAGGAGACGCGGAACTCGCCCAGACCTCCGGGCATGTCCGGATGCGTCATCGAGCAGACCATGCCCGGCTCGGTGTTGAGCGCCAGGACCGTGGTCCGGAAGACCAACTGGCGCGCCGCCTTCCACTCTGCGATGCTGATGCCGCCCAACTCCTCGCGCAACCGGATACTGATGATTCGCGCCGCCTGCGACTTGGTGGAGGCGCCGGAGAGATTGACGTTCGATTTCAGGAACAGCGGACCAGCCGCGCCGCCCAGCAGCGTGGCGCGGTCGATATCGTAGACGGTGACCGAGTTGTTGACGAACTTGTAGTCCTGGTCCGCGAAGTTGGCGGTGAGGTGGTCGAACGAGGGCTTGAGCGGGGCCAACTGGAGCGAATTGAACACGATGTTCCCGATGCTGAAGGCCTCGACCGTCGAGGAGTTCACGCGCACACCGATCTTGAGCTTGCCGAACGCGAATGTGTAGTACCCCAGGCAGTTCATCAGCACTTCCTGGAGCCAGTCGCGGAGGGGCTTCTCCTCATTCAACGTGCCTCGGAATTTGAACTGCGTCTCGCTGCCGGCGCCGACGAGCGCGGTCACCTGCTGGTCGCAGATCGCCGCCGCGTCGACGGCGGCTTGCACATCGAAGAACGTCTCCGCGAGGTTCAACTGCGCGGGGGTGGCGTTCGCGCCCAGCCGGAGTCCGCGCGCCCGCAACAACATGTTGATGGCGATCCAAACCGGATTCACGAGGGGCGGACCGAAGACTCGCACGCCAGGCGAGGTCCACATCCACCCGCTCATGCCCATCTGGACGTACGCCACCATAGCGTGGTCGCCGGGCTTGGTGAGTTGTAAGCCCTTGGTGTCGCTGCGACGGATCACGAGAAACGCGGTTCCGGCCGCGTAGTTGTCCTTGTATGTTGAGTTGCCGGAGAAGACCTTGCGCCAGTCGCCACCGGTGGCGTTCCCGGATTGGTCGAGAGAGAACCAATCGCCGTCGGCCGCGGGGTCCGCGCCCAGGACCTGCCGGATGCCGTAGGTGGGTTGGTTGGGCCAGCCATGCTGCGCCTGGCCGTCGAGCGTGCTGCCGACGAAGACCGCGCCAGTGCTGCCCATGGCGACTGGATTCCTGTTCAGGTCTTCGTAGTGCGCGGCGGTGTAGGAGATGAGCGGTCCTTCGCCCACGATCCCCAGTGCCTCGTAGAAGTCGCTCTCGTCGCGGCCCGCCGCCACCTTGCAGTTCACCGGCATTTCGCTATCGGTGTAGATCTCCGGAATGACCTGGTCGTAAATGGAATCTGAGACCAGCGACACGCTGGTGATGCTCGACCGTCCGAAGCCGAAGACGCCGGTGGAGTTGTCCTTGATGGTCACTCCTTGCGGCTCCGCGATCACCGCACCGTAGTACCGCTTCATGCCGTGCGCCAGGCAGCCGTTGGCCGTGTCGTATCCCTTGTCGCAGTTGGTTGGATCGCCGGAAGGGAAATGGACCAGGTCCATCGCACCGGCAGCGGCGAACGGGCACGCGCCAATGTTGAACGCCTTCCAGCAGGAGCGCGACACCTTCCGTGTCGGGTAAGGAAGATTCAGTTCGTACAGACCATCGGCGGCGGTGACTTTGAACTCCGCGCCGGAATCGAACTGCCAGTTGATGATGTCGCCCTTCCACAGGTCGAGCTTGATCTGCTGACCAACGTGGTAGAGCGAGAACTCGATGGTCGCGCGGAACAGATCCACGTCGTTCGCCAGATCGCGCATCACGCGGTCGGCGTTGCCGAAGGTGAACGTGGCGTCGTCGGCTTCGTTGCCCATGCCCTGCGAGATGCCATCGAAGTCCACCAGGCGCGGCAGGTACAATTGCGCACCGATGGTGCAGCGCCGGTCGGAGAGGTAGATGGCGGGGTAGCCGCTCTGGAGAGGCTGGATCTTAAGCAGCGGGATCATCTGCTGTACTTGCGAAAGCAGAGCGTCCTTTAGTGCCTGCGGCGGAAACCGGGTCTCCGTCGAGGAGAGCGTGTAGGTGGGATTCGAAGCCGGGATCTCGACCAGCGTAACGCCGAGGCTGCAGGCGTGGTCCGCGAGCATCTCCCAGGAGAGCGGCTCGTTGGCGAACCGGCAGGTGTAGGCCGTCGTGCTGTTGCCGTTGTCGTTGGGTGCGTTGTAAGTGAATGCGCCGTAGGGGCCGTACTTCAACTCCCAAAAGTCGCGGAGAGCGCGCCGGTCAGCGTCACGCAGGAAGGCGCGCCGCACGGTGAAGCGTTTCGCGCCCGCACCCAGCAGGAAGCGCTGCTCGATCTTGGCGTTGCCGCTCCCAAACTGGTGGATCGCCACGTCCGGATGGTTCGACCGCCCGAATGGGTAGTCGGAAACGATGGGGAACGTGCCGGAGACGGCGATCTCAGGAACGGCGATGTTGCCGAGGAAGTCAGGCATCTCGACTCAGAAGGTAACCGCCGGCGCCAGCGGGAAGGCCCCCGCCCAAGGCGACACGCTCATACCCCGCGTGATCAGCATCTGGACCGTGCATTTGTTTGGGTTGGTGTCCAGCGGCCCGAACAGCACGTTCGAAGGAAACGTGATCGTTCGTCCGCCCGTCGCGTCCTGGCAGATTTCCAGCACGGTGGTGTAGCCCGGCTGCGTAGTGGAGAAGTCGAACACGGGGCTGGTGACACTCGTCGTCAGTTTGAACTTGCGGTAGCCGTTCCCGCCTCCGTTGAAGAGCGCGCCGAAGTTGTAGCTTGCTGAATTGATGACGGTCGGGTTGAAGTCCATCGCTGTGCGGTAGCCCGGCGCGGACATGTAGGAGTTCAGATTCAGGCTGTTCGGTGTGATGTTGAACCCGAACAAGCTCCATGGGCCGCCGGACGTCGAGCCGCCAATCGAGCTGCCGGATGGCGTACCATTCGGGTTCAGAAAGCGCACTCGGAAGTCCTCGTAGGCGTCCATCTGTTCCGGCTTGATATCGAGGACCATGTAGGGCGGCCCTGCGGGGACGCTCTCTCCGAATCGAACGTAAGCTCCGTTTCTTCCGTTGATCTGGAGGATCTTGTTCAACGAATCCCAGGTCGCGTCCATCGAACCTAGACTCCCGGTGGTGAGCCAGAACGGCAGTGCGTTCTGCGCCCCGCTCCCGCCCGGTTTGGCATCGATCTGGCCTTGTACCCCGCTCGTGACACCGTCCAGGTAGCCGAACTCCGCATTGCTGACCGAGCCGGTACCGATCTTCGCTGCATCCACGCCCGATGCGATCTGTGAGTCCGCCACCGTGCCAGAGACTTGCCCGAAGCTGTAGTCGCCGGTTTGCGCGCTTACATCGCCTGTCCGCCCGAACACGCTACTCACGCCTGCGTCGATGGCGCCCGGTTGCCACCGCCGGTTCGACTGGCTCCAAAGGAGCGACTGCCCGTCTGACGCCCCGCCGCCGAGGATCTGCGAAGGCTGGATCATCACGGTGGGCACGGGCGCGTTCAGGACGCGCACCTGGTTCACGCGCAGCGGCGTCGCACTCGCACTGGTAAGCACGACCCAGCGCTCCGACCACGCCAGCCCGCTCCTCGGGCGGTAGATCACAACGTAGCTCGTCCCCGCGGGAGTGGCCGTGTCGTTGGGTTCGAGATCGACGGAGATGATGCCGTTCGTTATCGTATAGGACTGTTCCCACCGGGTGATGGTGCGCGCATCCAGTGTCGTCATATCCGGAGCGCTCACCGTGATGCGGCCGGAGAACAGCGTGCCGCCGAAGCCGGTGTAGCCGGTATCCCGGATCTGGGTCGGCGTGGCTTTGGCGACCGTAGCCAAGAACAGCAAGAGAAGAAGAGCACGTTTCATGACGGTTCCTTTGCGTTATGCAAGTTCGAGCAGTTCGATCTGAACGTCCGACCTTCCAGGTCCGCAGGACTGCTGCCAGTCGCCATTGAACCGGACGGTGTACCGGCCAACGGTTGCGACGCCAGTTGGATCGTAGGAGAACTGGGGGCTGGTGTCGTAGGGGTCGTAAAAGTAGAACGGTTCGGTCGCGCCATTCCGCGCTTCGAAGAAGTTCCGAAGCGTCAGAAGCGCGGTGGGCGTGAGGCGCTTCGCCTGCCGCCACCGCCGCCTGCTATTGGTCGCCAGCACCGACCGTTGGGACTCTCCGTTCTTGTACTCGTTCTCGATCAGCGGGTACGCCCGCTCATGGATGAACGACTTGCACAGCGACAGCGGGAGCACGGTCACCGGCGCCGCGTTCTGGACGCTTCCGGGCATCAGCCAGTCACAATATCCGCGAGTCGTTGGTCTGGACGCACACCCAGCCGGTCGGCCACGAAGTGGGCGTAGCCTGCCGGGTCATTCCTATCGGACGCGGGTGCGTAGACACGAAACATCTCCTCCACGGTCGGAGGCTTCCCGCCCGTGTAATGACCATCGATGTACTGGCCGACGAGCACCCGCAGGATACGCCACCCCTCATCGAGGGCGCGGCGGCTCAGCTCCTCGCGTGCCGCGCCGGGGAAACGGTGCGAGGCCCAAGCCACGAAGTCCACATAGCCGCCGCCCGTGGGGTAGGGTTGGCCCTTTGCGTCCCGCCAGATGCGGATATTGCCGGGGTTCGCGTTGCTCTGGGCACAGGTCGGATAGCGGATTTTGCGTGCCTTTGCCTGGGCTTCCGTTACGAAGAATCCCTCGTTCTCTGCGATTGCCCGCGCGAGTTTGTCGGTCAGTTCCTGGCGCGTCATGACAAGATCTGCCCTGCCAGATGTGGGTGCATTCGCTTCCTCCATTCGCCTAGCTGACAATCGTTCCGGGGCTCAACTGAAGGCTGGTGAGCTCGCGCCGGTTCGCGTTCGATTTCGTCGCGGCCATCGATGCGCTCTGCACCAAGCGCGGGTTGTTGGTAATGGCCTGCACCGCTTGACCCTGCAGCAACGCGGTCGTGGCGGGCCCGTCGAGTTGAATCACCAGCCCGCCACCGGACGGAGTGCCGGCGCCAATCCGGTCGAGACCGGGCAAGCCTCCCAGCGCCGGGAGCGGGGTGCCGTTGTTGTACTGCGGCGATTGGAACAGCGACCCGGCGGTCTCCACCAGCGACAGGGGCGTCACTGTACCGGGCATGCCGGTCGTCTTCTGACCGGTGGTCATGGCGTACAACTGGATCAGGTCGCGGATCTGGGGCGAGCGGATCGCCATGTCGATGTTGCCACCGAACTCGGATTTGGTCATATCCACGATCTGCTTCAACACGCCCTTGTCCGCGATATCGACCCCGTAGAGCGCCTTGATCTTCTCCTTCGCCTTATCCGCAGCGCCCTTCACGAACAACCGCACGATGCCCGCGACTGCTCCGGCGATGCCACCGATGGCCGCGCCGAGGGGACCGCCGAACTTGTAACCGATCAGCGCCCCGCCCGCTGTGGTCTCCGCGACGCCGATCTTGCCACCGCGCCGAAGACCGTCCATCGCCAGAAGAGCGCCACCCATGAGCGCGGCATCCGATTTGCCGAGAGCCTGGAGCTTGTCGCCAAACGATCCGTACTGGCTGATCCAGCCGCCAGTGGCCATACGCCCGCCGCCCATGTTGACCCAGTCGTTCTCGCCAAATCCGAGGAACGATTTGAGGCCCGGCAACATGCCCGCCAGCCCAGCCTTCGAGAACATCCCTCCGGCTGCTGGCGCGGCACCCATGCCGGCACCGCCTGCTGGCGAGGACGGCACGAACGGCGGCGTCCCGCCCACTGTCGTGCCTGAAAAGAGGACGGTACCTCCCGATCCGAAGATTGGAGGCAGGATGGACCCAAGCCCACCGCCGCCACTGCTGCCGGGAACGAACGGAGGGGTACCGCCAGGCGCGCCGCCCGCGAACACCGGGACCGCACCGATCCCGAGGATGCCGCCCAGCCCGCCGAGCAGGCCGCCCCCACCCTTGCCGCCACCGATACCGCCCTGCTGCATCTGGACGTTCGCGCCGGGGACGAACAGGTTCATCAGCATCGCAGCTACGCGTGAGGTCACGACGTCCTTGATGGCGGTGAGCAGCGCGGTCTTGAGGGAGTTTCCGATGGCGGACCACACCGACTGCGACTTGGTCAAGAGCGCGTCGAAGACGCCGCCAGCCTGCTGCTTGAGCGATTGGAAGATGCTTTGGTACTGGTCCGTCACGAGTTTGCGCGTGGACGTCGCGCCCTTGATCTGAGCAACGTCGATCTCCGTGCTGGTGGCCTTCTGGAGCGCGTCCTTCTCGTGCTGGCCCAATTCGCGGATCTTGTTACCGATCTGGTCGAGATACGGTTCGTAGAAAATGCCCTGCGCCATCGCCGCCTTCTTCGCCTCGTCCACCTGGCGTTCCGTGCGGGCGTCGATCTCCTCCAGTTCGATTCTGGTCCGGTTCTTCATGGCCTGGACCTCGATGGCGGTCTTGGCGTTCTCCAGTGCGACCTTGTCCTGAAGCGTGCGCGCGTCCACCGACTCCAGTTGGGCCAGTTGCAGATTCTTCCGCTGATCCACCGCCGCAATAGCCGCCGAACGGCCCTGGTCGTCGATAGTGTCCTGCCATTGGGACTCCTGCTCCCACACGTAGAGGCTCTGCTTCATCGGTTCGAGCACGAATTGCTCGACCAGCTTCTGCTGCCGCACGGCCATCGCCTTCCACATCGCTTCGATGCGGCGCGACTCCTCCTCGTTGAACTTCATGTCGAACGCCGCGAGCCTTTCCGCGGTTGCCTTGTGGATTGTTTCGAGAGTGGAGGCGTTGAGCTTGAAGTGCAAAACGGCGCCGCTCTTTTCATCGGTGTACGTGGACCGCTGCGCGATCTCGCGATTCTCCTCCTCCTTGATCCTTTCGATTCCAGCTGCGCGCTCCTCGATCGAGCGCAGCACGACATTCAGCGATTCCCTCGCGGCTTGGGTTTCGGAGTGCGTGGACTCGATGATCTTCATGGAGTCCTCGATGCGGGCACGCGCCTGGTCATGCTCCGCGCTCTTGCGCTCCTCGACGGCGCGCATGTAGACTTCCTGGGCCGACTTCTCGGCTTCGCCCCGCTTCTTTCGCTCCGTCGCGATCCGGTTAACTTCGTCGTCCGAGAGTTCGCCCTTGCCCAGGATCTTGATTTTCGGAAGGCCCACGCCGCTGAAGTCGCCCCACGACTCGCCCGCCAGCAGCTTTTTCCCGGAGATGATCTCGCGAACCTGGCCGTCCGTGTAGCCCATCTTCTTTACGTCGTCGGACTTGAGCTTGCCCTTGAGAAGATCCTGCTGGAGTCCCTTGCGGCGCATGTCCTCGTACTGCTGGTCCAAGCCAGCCTTGGTATCCTGCCAGGTCTTCCAGATGATCGCGCCGCCCGCCACGACACCGGTCAGTAGCAGCGCGATGGGATTCGCGGTAAGCGCAAGGGCAAGCCCCTCGACGGCACTTGCAATTCCCGCAATCTTCGTGATGATGCCGTACGTGACAATTGCGCCGGCCACGAAGATCGCCGCTTCCCCGAACTTCACCAGCCAGTCGGAGTTGTCTTTCAGGAAGCCCACGAGATCACGCAGATTGACGATCCACGACCTCAGATACCCCTGGAACTCCGCTCCAATCGCCTCCTTCAGCTCGATCACTTCCCGGGCGAGAATCTTGCTCTGCCCCTCTGCGGTTCCGGCCGCAGCGCCAGCCGCGCCTTGAATCTTCGCCCCCTCGCGCATGACCGCGTTGTACCGGAGTTGCCTGACCTCGTTTTCGTCGAGCGTCTTGCCGGTGAGCTTCTCCTGCCGGTCCACATCCTTATTCAGATCGACGAAGATCCCCATGCTCCGGAGCCCGCGCGAGGTGCCAGACTCGATTGCCAGGAGCAGCTTCTCCATAGCCTCGCCCGGCGAGATATTCTCGATGGCGGCGGCATCCTTGGCCATCTTCGCCAGACCAACACCCTTCGCCAGATCCATGTCAGAGACGATCAAGCGGCTGATAGTGTGGGATGCTTCCTCCCCGTAGAAGCCGATCTTGCGCACGGCTTCCGCCTGCGCCATAGCAGCACTCTCGGAGACCCCGTGCGCCTTGGCCAGCGCCTTCATGGAGGCTTCGAGGCGCGCCTCGTGCGCCGCCATCTGAACGGCGCCGAGCGTCCAGTCCTTGGCCCACTCAATGCCTTTCTTGATGGCGTCGGCGAGGAGGTTGCCCGCCGTCGCGCCCTTCACCATGCTGGCCGTCATACCGTCGATGCCGGCAGACGCGCCCCGCGCAGCCTTCGATGCCGCCTGCTCCATGCTAGAGAGGCCGGTATTGACGCTCTTGATCGAGGCGTTCGCTCTGTTGACGTCCACCTCGACGACGAGTTCGAGCTTATTGTTGTCGGCCATGGTGTCCGGGCAGCTTCTCGCGTTCCAGTAGATCCCGCTCTTCCGCGATGATCAGCATTGCGCAAAACTCGTCCGCGCGAATCTCGTCGAGTCCGATTTGGACGGACAACTTGAGCGCGCCCATCAGATCGAGGGCGCGCCGGATGAGCAGTCCCTTCTCCGCGCATTGGGCGGCGTCCAGCCGATCCAGCGGGCAATGCTCGCACCGCTGGCCGTCCTCCTCCGGCGCATCGGGGCACAGGCCGGGATCGCATAGTTCTTCCCGGCGCAGCGCCCAATGCACCAGGAACCGGAACGACGGATCATCCGGCCACTCCCCCGCTAAAAACTTGCGTCGCGGTCCTCCGCGAATGCGGTGTCCATCGCGTCGATGGCAGCCTTCACCGCGACAGCCTGGTGGATGATGGGCACGTCGCCCGCATACCCCTCGGTGGCGGTAACGAGCTTCTTGTAGAGCGCCGCAGCGGACGCGATGTTGATGGTCACCTCCTGCCGGCCAAAGGGCAGGTCCAGCAGCCGCGCGAAGCCGCGCCGGTACTCGAATACATCCTTGGCCGAGGGCATCTTCAGCAGGTGGACGGTGGTGGCGCCCAGCACGCGGAGAGTGACCGTGAAGGAGTCACCATCTGGAAGGACATCGTCCACTTCCGCCAGGCTCAACTGCTCGACGACCTTCATGGCCTCGAAGGCATCGACCTCCGGGTCTTCACCTGCGCGGATCTTCCCCACTAGCGCGGCGTCCACATCTTCGCCGTTGGCGACGGTGGTCTCGGAGATGCCGCGCCCCAACTGCTTCACCAGCACCTTGCGGCGGCGCTGGCGGGTGATCCATTCGTCGTCGGACGGAAAGCGGACTCGAACAGTCTTCACGCCGCCCGGCGTCCTAAGATTGATGGCAATCGGTCTGCTTGCGTCAAATACTGGGGTTTCCATTGTTGAATCCTCTCCTATTGGCAGATGGCGTCCACGCCGCACTTCGCTACCGCGGTGATGATGCCGTTGGTCGCGTCGTAGATCGGAGTCGCCTCCACGGCGACCGTAACGATCTGGTCCGTCTCGCCCACTTCTGCCGTGGCGAACGCTACCTTCTGCCAGGTGATGTCGAGCGAATTGTTGGCGTCGAACTGGAGGTGGATCACCGCGGTGCCGGTGGTCTGCGCCTTGAGCAGCGTCAATTCCGTCGAGTTGTGATCGAAACGAGCCACGAACTTGAGAGCGCCCGTCCGGTTACCGAACTCCAGCCTGCCGCGAATGGCGCCGGTGGTCGCGTCGCCCGACGTCTGGAAGCCGGAGCCAGGATAGAACCCCGCATCCATGCGGATGTTGTTCTTCCACGACGTTTCGAGCGAGACGATGTTCTTGCTCATCACGTAGTCGACGCCGTTGATCGTGAGCGTTAGGGACGCGGACGGCAGGAGCTTCTCCACCGTCGCGGCCGGCATGGTGATAGCGGAAGGCTCCGTCAGTTTCCCGCAGCCCTGGAACTCAACGGTGATCTTGCTGTTCGCGCGGCCCGGGCCGGAGCCAATCGAAATCGTCCATCCCTCGACCGCGCAACCGGGCATCAGGCGGTCGATCACAGAGCCAGCACCCGGGCGGATCTGCTCCACGAAAGAGAAGGACGGCAATTCAGTCGCGTCGCCGTTCGACGGGATCAGCGGAGTGCAGGTGTATGTGAAGTTCGGCGTCGTGCCCGACTTCACTACCTTGCCCAAGCCGAAACACATCGCCCACACCGCGATCTCCGCGCTCAGGTACTTTTCGAGCGTGCCGGCGATGTCCCAGGAGGTCTTGAACGTGGTCGTCGCGAACTCGTGGCCTTTGCCGTACTCCTCGGCGTCGTTCTCCGTGTTCAGTTTCGGGTTGGCGAGTTGGGCGTTGAGCTTCTTCAGGCGCCACATCGCCGCGACCAGATTGGCGGTCGCGATATCGGTCTGCTTGCCGAAGCCGAAGCAGATCTGTACTTCTTGCAATCTAGTCGTCGACATGCGTCGTTACCTCCTCGGTGTTGGCCGGCGGTTCGCACTGGCTCCAGCCAGAGACCAAAAGCGGTGTCAGGACATCGGGCGTTGCTTCGAACTCTCTCGGCTCGCCCTGCCCGAATGGGGGTGCAAGCCACACGCGGTCTTCACTCATCGCCAGCCTCCGTAAACGTGATGGGCACCTCGAAGTAGTCCAGACCTTCCGCGTCCGTCTGCCGCTGGATCTGCGGCAGGTCCATTGGGTAGCAAGAGGGGTGGACGGTAGCATTGAGCATCTCGATGCCGGCCGCAGTCGGGATGCCCTTGGTGATCAAACGGAACAGCCGATAATAGGCAGTGGGCGGATCGCCTTCGAACGTCTCCTTCGCGCGCAGGAACAGCGTGACCTGATGCTTCCAGACATCGACGCCGCCGAACGAGCCGGGCTGCGTGCCCTGCCAGACCGCCATGATGGACGGTGAGGGCATTGCGTGGATCGCATGGACCAGGCTGACGTTCTTCGGGTACGAGTCGTGATACGGGTAGATCCGCATCGGATCGCCGCCCACTTCGGCGAGCAGATCCGGAATATCGCGAAGCATCGCGACGAGGTTCGTGACGATTTCAGACGAGTCGATCATAGTTGCTTACCGCCGAGGGCCTTCTCAACCAGCAGCCGCGCCTTCGACTCCCGCAGAACGCGATTCGCCGCCTCGAGCACGGCAACCCTGTTCTTCGGCGAGAACGAAATCCACGGCTCAATCTTGTTGGTGATCCACGCCTTGATCCGGTCCTTGCGGGTGGAGTTGCTGGCCTTCGCCTTGTTCTCGCTGACCGTCCGGACCAGAAAATTCCGGAGCATGTCGCCGGTGAGCATGAGGTTGCGCCGGTTTCCCTTCCCAAGCTTCGTTTTCCAGATCGCGTATCGCTTTGTGAGCGGCTTCGCGGACGAGTCAGTCGGACCCTGCGCGGCCGCCAGGCGGTTCTTGACCGCCGCCACGCCGACGTTCCCGATCTTGAACATTTGGGTCTGCCGGAAGTTCAACCGGTCCAGCCGGATTTGCTTCTTCTGATAGACACGAACAGACGGCATCAAACCCTCCGCAATGCGAGGTTGTATCCACCAGCCTGATCCACCAGCGTTTGCCACACGATGTAATCAACGCCCTGGATCGTGGCGCGATCTCCACGAACCGGGGGCGTAGCGAAATCGGAGATCGAAAGAGCGAGGTGCAGATACACGCGGTCCTGTTGCCGTTCTTCATCGGTTGCCCGAGTCACCATTCCCGTCGCGGAAAACGAGTCACCCGACTCGGGTTGATACACCACGGGCTCACCAAACGTCTGCTGGCACGCAGCGTTCAGCAGGGCGCAGAGATTGCTCCAGGTGCTCATATGGGGAAGACCTGGGGCGGTCCAAGCAACCGCCCCGAATGATCAGCCTATGCGGATGCGGTCGTGTAGAGCACCCAAACCTCGATCACGCCGGCGGTCAGCGGGCCGGTCGCGATCGTGACATTGATCTTCCCAGCAGCCGTCATTTTGAACGGCGTCGCTTGGCACGTCGGAACGATCACCGCATCAAGGCTCGGCTTGGCCGTCGCCGTCAGGATGGAGTTGGCCGCGGAACCCGCAGCGGTGCCGATGGCCACAGTGGCCGACCCGCTCGCCGTGCATGCCGCGGTGGCGTTGACGACACCACCGAACACTACCGCGTTGTCCGGGATGGTGTCGCTGTTGGCCGGAGTGCAGGTGGCGCCGCCGTCCACGGAATAGTCATAGATCGCATGCGCGACCTTGATGCCGTGCGCCTGCCCTGAGAAGCCGGGCACGCCAAACAGGTTGACCCGCACAACGGCGACGCCCGTCGCGGCGGCCACCTCAACCGCTCCGATCAGCAGGTTGCTGCCGACGGTGGAGGTTACCCTCTTCGCCGAGTCGTCCCAGTAGGCCAAATCGCCCTGCGCAAAGGTGCTGCTGTCCTTGGCGAGGTCGTAGACACCCTCGACGTCGCACTCGACATCGGCGCCCGAGAGCGTGTCGTTGGCGGCCACACCGAAGACGTTGCCCACCTTGAAGCCGCCCCCGGACAGCACGTCGTAGGGCGCAGCTAGGGTGAGATTATCACCGCTTTTTACGAAATTCGTCATGATTCCTTTCTCCTTTTTGTTTGCTCGGAATGTTGACTCAGCCGCCCTACGCCGCGGTGTTCTTCTGCAAGCCGCGATGGTCGATCGCCGCCGCCGCAAAATCCAGGCGAGCCTTGATCTCGACCCCGTCCACCTCGAAGCCCTGCCGGGTCTCGATGTAGACACCCTGCTGCCCCTCGAGATAGCAGTACTCGATCGTGTCAATCGTGCTCGGGTCGGCCGCCGTGTACCAGTTGGTGTCGCCGTAGGTGGCGACCGCGTCCAATCGCGGTTCCACGATCGGCACCATGGTGCGCACGAAGGCGGGCACATCGGCGGAAGATGCGGTTGCCGCCAAGTTGATGGGATTGGTGATCTGGACAGCAATGCCTTCGAGCGCCGCCGGGATGATCAGGAACTTGGGAATCAGGTTCAGGATCGTGCCCTTGGGCGCAGTCTGCTTGCGCATCGCTTTGCGCGCCGCGGTGATGTTGGCCACGGCCGCGAGAGCATTGGTGGCGGTCAGGTTCTTGTGCGTTGCGTGGAACAGAGGCACGCCATCGGCCATGTTGGCGTTCGCCGTGATCACAGCCCACACGGTGTCGCTCTCGAGCGTGGCGGCCGCGATGCCCAAACCGGCAGGAATCCGTGTCAACGCCTGGAGGTCGTCGTTGAGGACCACCTTCCTGGTGATCGGTACAATCCCGCCCCAGGTCGTGAGCGCGTAGGACTCCTTGGAATCGCTCAGATAGATGCGAACGAACTCACCGTTTTCGTTGGTCTTCTGCAAAGCCGCGATGTCGCTCAACTGGATGCGATTCACCGGCTTGAAGTCGGCGGCCGTGACCTGCCGGCAAAACGGCACGAAGGTGCGGGGCGCCGCCTCATACGCCTGGCGCAGGGTCTTGTTGGCGACGTTTGCCAGGATGCTGGGGAAGTCGCTGGTGGTCATGGAGCCTTGGAAATACTCGGAGGCCCCATGCCGGCCCTGGAGCGCAACACGAGCGATCTCGTGCCGGTCCATTCCGCGAGTCTTCACGCCGGCGGCATTCAGGCATTCGCGTGCCATGTCCACCAGCGTGAGCCCGGCAAATTCGCGGCCCTTGTCGACCATCTCGCGAGACGCGCGAGGGCTGCCCCTCAGGAGCAACGCGGCCTCCATCCCTTCGCGCCGCTTGTCCGCCTCGTCTTTGCCGCCGAAGTGGGGCGGGTTAATCTGCACGGTGGGATGCTTCTGGAACTCGGCATCGAGCTTCGTCATGATGCGCTCACGAGCGGTGTCGACGGACACGCCCTCGTCAATGAGCGCTGCGAGGAAGCTCTCCTCCACCTTGAATGGGCCGGTCGCGATCGCGCGAATCGTGCTCGCGCGCAACCGCTCCGCCTTCACCGCCTCGTCGCGCGCGGCGGCGAGGAGTATTTCGTTCTGACGGGCCTCAACGCCCGCATCCTGCGTGGTCGTTTCCATGCCAGGTTTCTCCTTTGTGTGGGCTGATGCCCGTTGCTGTTCAACTACACTCGGTTGTGCCGGTAGCGTTCCCGCCGCCGACATGAAAGTTGTGTCCGCGTCGGCGGCCACTGATACGAGAGAGATTTCGAACGGTTCCCAATCTGTCGCGGTGAATTCTTTGCGCTCCTGGCCCTTCGGTGTGGTGTCGACTTTCTTGTAGATCCACATGCCGGGGCTGAGGTTCTGAATGATGCCGCCCTTGACGTCGTTCCAGATCGGCGTTACCGCATCGCGTTTGCTGAACTGGATCGTTGCCAGCCCGGTGGACTTCTTGGCCCATGCCTTGCGCACGACGCCGAGTTGGCTCTCCACCCCGTATGCGCTGTGCGAGTCCAGCACGGGACCGCCGTTGTTCAGGCGATCCATGCGGCAGCCTTTCATGTCAAGGATGAGGTCGTATTGCTCGCCAGTGCGCCAGTCGAACCGGGGCACCTTGGCACCCGTGTACCAGACCGCGTCGATGGTTCGGGCGTCATCATTGGCCGATGGCGGAGCGAAGGTCGCCGCCACTGTGAAGCGCTCGATTTGGACTTCCGGGCTTTCCTGTTGGCTCTCGGGCTGCGCCGCCGCAGCGATGACCTCCACCGGCGCAGTCTCCAGCGCGGTCCCCGTGATTTCTTCGGGCATAAAGGACTCCTCCATGTAGCTGTTGATTTACGACCTGTAGCTTCTCGTTGGCGAATCCCACTGCCTGGCTGAATGTTTCACCGTGCCGGTCTGCTGTGGTTTCGCGGGTGGCGCCGGCGTCGTCTCACCGCCGACGGTCTGCTGCTCGACGCCCTTGTCGTTCACTTTGCGCGGATCGCAATCCAGGATGATCTGCAATTCATCGAGCAGATCGTTCATCCGCTTGATTTCCTGCAACTGCTTCTCAGGGTCGTAGCCGTTCTGCGCGATAGCCTCGGACAACGTCAACGTGCCAGTGCGGATGCGCTTCAACTCGGCCATGGCATCCTTCAGCGGATCCACAGACTCGAACTTGGGCGCCGTCCATTGCACGCCATAGTTCGCCTCGGGAATCTTGCCGATGAACACCAAGGTGTCAATAAACCTTCGCCACGTCGGCCGGCAGTACATCGGGATCAGCGTCAACCACCGAAACGCCTCGATGGCGTTACGGAACCCAAGCATGCCCGCGCGATAGGAGGAGTAGTTGACGTTGGACAGATCCCCGGATAGCAACTCATAGGGAACGTCGATGCCGGCTCCGATCCCCTGGAGCTCGGTCATCAGGTAGTCGCGGTACCCGCCAGCCGGCGACGGCGCGTTGAACTTGATGTCCTCGCCCGGCTTCAAATACTCGATCATGCCGGGATACATCCGCTCGAGCGTGTTGCCGGTTTTCGGGTCCGTGGACTTCGCGCCGATGGGCAGACCGCCCGCACCCTCGGGCCGCGTGACGATGCCAGCCAGGCACGCCTCAGTCTTCTTCCGCATGCGCTCAGCGTCGCGGTAATCGTCGAGGTCCCGCATCGCCAGCATGACGGGCGCTAGCCAGGGCACGCCGCGCACTTGGCCGGGCCGCAAGATGCAGTAGGTGTGCATCACTTGGGCGGCTGGCACCGGTTGGCTCAGAATTCCACCGCGCGGATTCAGCATGAAGACGCCGCCCGGGTGATAGTTATACAGCCAGTAATACTCGCGCTGTCCGAAGAGGTTGAATTGAACGCCCTGGACGATGTGTCCTGTGGCGATACCCATCGTCCTGGAGACATCCAGGAAGTCCCCCTCCAGCACCTGCAACTGGAGTGGCACACGGAAATTGTCCTGCGGCAGCCGCGGCCGGAACCGGACGATACCGTCACCGCTTTCGGCGGTGGTCCTCACGATGAGCGCCTGCATCCCATAGAAGTCCAACTGCCCGCCCGGGTCGCAGTTCTCAGCGAAGTAGAGCCACTCAGCATCGATGATCTTGTCGAGCGCCGGCGTCCCCGTCTTCGCCTGGGGCACGATCCCGGTTCCCACTGTGTTCCCGACCAGTTCGGCGATGGCCTTGCTCGCGTACGGGTTGTTGCGCAGCAGATCGCGCGACCGGTTGCGCAGGTTGATCAAGGAGGCGCCTACCTCGGTGTTCGCGTCGCCGCCCGCCGCGGACCATCCGTCCGTACGACGCCCCGACTTCGCACCGTCATACGCGAACATCTCGGTCGCCGAGCGAAACCGCGCGCGCCGATATGCCCGCTCGGGCGAGAAGTATCCGATCACTTTGTCGAGGGCGCTCATTTACTCCCTGCTGTGCATGGCCAGGCTGAAAGGCGATGGCGTCGGCCCCGAACCGGTGGCGATCGCTGTGTCGATGTCGGCGAGCGCCTTCCGCATGTCGTCGACGCTGTTGTACTCGACCGCGCGGTCGGTGAACTGTACACGGCGCGTACCGCTGAAGATGGCGCGTTGCAGCGTGTCGCGCATCGATTGCAGTTCAGTCAGTTGAATCATTTGAACCAGTTCCCGCCACCGCCACGCGTGCCCCAAAAGCAGTCGCGCGTGCCCCAATACCCGTCATTGGTTGGCGCCCTCGCTACGTCGGCCGGAATGCTCCCCTCGAGTTCCGCCCAATCCTCGTCCGAGAAGCGATCGATTCCACAGACCGCCGCAGCCGCGCGGCACAGCACCGCGAGGTCGAGTGGTTCGTTCCTGATCGACTTGTCAGGTATCCACTCCACCTTGCCGCTCGACCGGATGATCCGCGACTCGGAGCAGAGCCCGCGATAAAAGTCCTGATCCTTGTAGGCGTAGTGCTGGTACCCAGGCGGGTACGTGCCATCGTCGGGCAGCACTATCCGTAGCCAATCGTAGAACTCCTGCTTGGCCCAGTGCGTGCCAATGTGCCAGATCCGAACGTTTTGCCGCTTGCGCGCGGCGTCTGTAGGCGACACCGACGCGATCAGTTTCAGAAAGTTCGGCGTGCCCTTGGTCGGCACCACGGTGCGCGGGGCATAGATCCTGTCGCCTGCCGGGCCGTGAGCCGGCTGCGGATGGCGCGCGGCGAACTCGTACACCATCTGCGGCCGAAATCCGGTGTCGATCGTCATGGCCATGATGGGCATGGTCCTGCCCGACTCGCACGGCCAGTCCACCGCCAGCAATGCTTCCAACTCCTGCCAGACTTCCGGCGAGGACGTTTTGAGCGATTGCCCGGCCTGATCGGGCACCTGGATCACCCGGTAGTCAACCGACCAGGACTCCTTGCCGCGCCCATATGCCTTGATCTCCACCTCGAGCCGGTCATCCTGGACGTCCACGCCAGCCACAAGCAGCGACGCCTTCGCTGGCACGATCCCGAGGTCGTAGTCCTCGCGCCGCAGATAGACCTTTTCCCAGTCGGGCGCCGACCCGCGTTCTGTCCAGAGTTCCGCCAGCACGGTGTTGAGGAACGCCTTGAGCGTCTCTGTCGAGCCCTTGGCGACCAGGAACTCCGCGGCGATCGTTCCCCAGGACCGCTTCGGCGAGATTAACTGCGACACACGGAATCCCGGAATCGGCGACCCAGGGTTCTGCGGACGGTACTCGCCGCGCTCCACCATCCACGACTTCTGGTTGTGCGGGATATTCTGATGGCAGTTCTCGCAGAGGTATGCCGCGTTCTCCGGCTCGCCTTCCGGCCACACGACCCCGCCGCCAGTGCCGTCGCCGAACACCAATATCTGAAAGTGATTGCATAGCGGGCACGGGACGAAGTACTCGCGCTGGTCGCTGGTGTTCCACGCGGCTTGGATCCTGCTCTCCCCATCGACGGTCGGCGTCGAGCACATGATTACCTTCTTGTTGTGCTCGAACTCTCCGGTGCGCTGCATCGCTAGCGATACGGGATCGCCCTCCGATCCTGCGCTCAGGGGGTACCTGTCCACCTCGTCCAGCAACAGATACCGAATCGGACGCATGGCCAGGCCGGACGGCGAGATGGCACCGGTGAATGTGATGTGCCCGGAACCGTTGGCGAACACCTTGTGCATCGCCGTGTTGTTTGAATCGCGCGACTTCACCGCGGCGAGCTTCCCGCGGAGTGCCGGCGAGTGCCGGAACAACGGCGCGACGCGATCCTTGGAGAGCGCCTTGGCGTCTTCCGCTCGCGGCTCCACCGCCAGCGTCGGCCCCGGATCTACGTCCGCGATGTAGCCCAGGAAGTTCACCATCACGGAGGTCTTCAACATCTGTGCAGCGGACATCAACACCACCTGCTTGCACGGATGCGACGGACTCAGGACGTCCATAGGCTCCCGCTGGAAGGGCCTGGTATGCCACTGGCCCCGTTCCGCCGATCCGGACCCGGTGAGCACCACATTCTCGTCGGCCCACTGCGACACGGAGATATCGCGTGGTGGCAGCAATGCTTCCGATCCAACCTGGTACATCGAGAATGGTGCAGTCATCAGTAACCGGCGTCCGAGATGGCTTTCGCCATCTTGCGGCGCAGCGCGTTCGTCTCGCCGGCGAGTATCCGGTGAATCTCTGCTTCACTTTTCGCGGCGGCCACCAGCGGCGCCACGCGATCCGGGTACGCTGACAGCGCATCACCGACGATCGCGGACCAATGCGCAGCATACTCGCCAGCCTTGGTAGCCTGGATCAACTTCCCGGCGCGCTCCTCATACTCCAACTGCGCCGTCTTTGCCTTGAACGTCTCGCTTACAGCGCGGGCCCGCAGATATGCAGCGACAGGATCGCTCGATACGTCGGGCTGACTGGGCATGCCCGAACCGCCACGCGCTGTTGTGGGTGGCGCACGGAGTGGCACCACTTGCGGTCTGGTCGCCTGGTGCAGCGTCTTGCCCGCGAACGTGTTCCTTTCCCATTCCTGGTTCGCCCGCTCCGGATCGATGGTCCCGTCCGCGTTCGGCGTGATCCGCTTCGTCTTGATCGCCTTCTGGACGGCGCTGAGGGCAACACCGCGCAACCGTGCGTACGCCCGCTGAGAGACTCCAGTCATATGGATACCTGGCGGTCAGCCAATCTCACGACCGCCGTCATTGAATCTTTCTTCCGAAAAGTCGAACTTCGGCCTTGCTTTCCGCCGCCACCGAAGTGATGTATGGGTTCGATGCCACGGACCACCAAGACCACCAAGCAAACCGCCGCCGCCTGCTACGCAGAGCGCCACGCCGAGTGCCAGGACCTGCTCAGGCGGATCGCGAGCCGCCTGGAGCAACACAAGAAGGAGCAGGCACAGGAGCCCCTCAACTGGGGCTACCCCGGCGACCTCGGCCACATCACGGAAGAACTGGCCTACGTCCTTGCCAGCCTCGGCGACCGCAGCGCGGTCGACGCGAAAGGACTGGACTACTAACCAACGACAAGGAGAATCACAATGCCCACATTCACAATCGACAACGACAACAACATCACTGCCTTCACTGCCGCCGAGCAGGTTTCGGAAGGCCAAGAGCATTTTGCCACCGAGAAGGAACTCTCCAAACTCTCCGCTGGCTGGCCCATCGCGCGGTTCGTCGAGGTTTGGAACAGCTTCGCCGGCGTGCCGCCCTTCGGCGACCTGAAGCCGGTCAAGAAGTTCACCGACCGCAAGACGGCGGCGGCCCGGATCTGGAAGGCCATCCAGGTACTGACGCCAACCCCCGCGCAACAGGCGGCCCCGGTCGCGCCGAAGAAGGCCAAGGCGACCAAGCAGACCCGCGCAAAGGACGCGACGCCCACGGCGCGTGAGGGCAGCAAGAAGGCCCAGGTACTCGAACTGCTCCGCCGCACCGAAGGCGCCACGCTCGCCGACATCATGGCCGCCACCGGCTGGCAGAAGCACAGTGTGCGCGGCTTCATCTCCGGCGCACTCGGCAAGAAGATGGGGCTCAAGGTCGAAAGCATTAAGCGCGAAGACGGGCAGCGCGCCTACTCGGTGAAATAGGAGGCCATCCTTGCCACGCCCCGTACAACACGCACGCGAGTATACCCGCCCCGGCGTCGCCTTCCGCATCCACCCCGATCGGAAGGACCGCATGGCCGGTGCGATCGGGACGGTTCTGAACAAGACCGTTCGCCCCAAGTCGGACGTCTTCCAGGAACTGCTCCGCCGCCAGCAGGAAGACGATGCGCTCGACTCTGCCTATTGCTGGCTGTCCGACGCCTTCCCCGGCTTCTACTTCGGTTTCATCGGCCCCGACGAGCAGGGCTGGCTGCAGTATGGTTGGATTCCGGAGGGCCAGCCCCAGTACGGTTGCGAGTAAGCCCTCCCCCGCCGCCGGCTTCAACCACCGGCGGCGGTTGTCGTTCGTCAATCCCCACCGTCGGCGTCCCTGACCCTGGCATCCGCTGCCAATGCGGCTATCTTCTGCAAGACGATCTCCTCACGCAGCAGACCGGCGATGGTCCTCATCCCGATGTCCTCGACCAGTCTCGTGATCCGCGACTGCAAGGTGTCATCGCGCAACAGGACGGCGGCGGCCTTGGCACTAACCTCCTCCACCAGCGAGGCGAACTGCCTCTGGATACCCTCCGAGCGCACGTGACACTCCGAACACCGTACGAAGGTCCCGTTGATTCGCAGGAGGATGCGGTTCTCCAACTCGGCGATTTCCTTGCGCACCTCCGCCACCAATGCACGGTTTTGCAGGCTGACGTAAGTGGCGATCAGCCCTGAAATCAGCCCGATGATCGGAACCGCAAGCTGCAGCACGTTCCCGTTCATAATCGCCCCTCCAGGATTCTCAACTCCGCCGACCAGTCCTTCAGCCCCAGGCACAGACCATGCACATCGGGATTGCCTGCCCGCAGCTCGCGCTCGATCGCCGCTATCTCCCGACGACAGTGATCAATGTCACGCTGCAACTGGCTGTCGCTCAGCGCTGATGTCGCCGAAGCTTCTTCCATCGCCATCGAGCGTCGCCTCCTTGCCGCTGAATTCCTGGAAGCGCCGGCAGATTACGTCGCAGTACTTCGGCTCCAGTTCGATGAGCCGCGCCTGGCGGCCGGCCTTCTCGCACGCGATCAGCGTGGTTCCAGAGCCGCCAAACGGATCGAGCACCGTGTCACGGCCCTTGCTGCTGTTCCTGATGGCGCGCTCGACCAACTCGACCGGCTTCATCGTCGGGTGCAGGTCGTTGACGTGCGGTTTCTTGATGAACCACACGTCGCCCTGGTCGCGGGCGCCGCACCAGAAGTGCTGCGTGCCTTCCTTCCAGCCGTAGAGGATCGGTTCGTATTGGCGCTGGTAGTCGGATCGCCCCATCGTGAAGGTATTCTTCGCCCACACGACAAACGTGGACCAATGGCCACCCGCATCGCGGAACGCCTTCTGCAGCGTGTGGATCTCTGACGAGGACATGCAGACGTAGATTGCGCCCTTGGTGACAGCCAGCATGTTCACGCAGGCGTCGCGCAGAAACTGCTCGAAGTCTTCGCCGAGGTCGTCGTTTTTGATTGGCCGTGCTTTCCCGCGGAGCTTATCCTTCATCGTCGCCCCGTAATTCACGTTGTACGGTGGATCGCAGAAGACCATGTCGGCCAGGCCGCCGGCCAGCACCTTCTCGACGATTTCCATCTGCGTCGAGTCCCCGCAGAGTAAGCGATGGTCGCCCATGATCCACACGTCGCCAGGCACTGTGACCACAGCAACCTGCGTCTCGGGGACAGCGTCTTCGTCGGTCAGACCCTCTGTGGTCTCCTCGTCGCCGGCCAGAATCGTTTCCAGTTCCTCTTGGGAGAACCCGATCAGGTCGAGATTGAACCCACTGACCTCGAGGTCCTGCAACTCGATGCGCAGCATCTCCTCGTCCCATCCAGCGTTGAGCGCGAGCTTGTTATCTGCCAGCACCAGCGCGCGCCGCTGCGCTTCGGTCAGATGGTCGAGGACGATCACAGGTACCTCGGTCATCCCGAGCTTGCGGGCTGCCAACAGGCGGGCGTGGCCGGCGATAATGATCCCATCGCTGCCGGCCAGGATTGGCGAGGTCCACCCGAACTCGGCGATCGACGCCGCGATCTGGGCGACCTGCTCGGCACAATGAGTGCGGGCATTCCGGGCGAAAGGAATCAGTTTCTCGACCGGCCACGTCGCCACCTGTAGGTTCGTCATGCGTTGTTGGGGTGCGTGGATTTCTGGAACAGGCCCAGCGCATTGTGCAGATCGACGATCCTGGCGATCATCGGCACAACCACGCTCAGCAGTTTTTCCCAACTGAATTGCTTTGCCAGGTCCGCACTTGCGTCGAAGCCGGACTTGACCACGTCGAGCACGAGTTCCAGTTTCTTGTTGCCCTGGCCAGGCAGCGGGATCGCTTGCTCGACCGCCTGGACGGCTGCCAGGACCAGGGGGAAGATTCGGAGAATGATGAGTAGAGTGTTCATTCGTTTTGGCTCCAGTCAGAAGTGGGGCGGCCTGCAGTAGCCGCCCCGGTTCGAGGCTACGCAGTCGCCTTCGGCTGCGCCTGGTTCACGACGTTGCCGATCGCCGTGGTCGCGGTGGCCAGCGCCTGGACGATCTGCTGCAGCGTGGCGAGCAACGGCGTAATGGTCGCGTCCACCTGCTTGGCGACGGCGGCGGCGACGGCCTGAGCATCCACGCTCACGCCGGCGGCGCTCACATCGGTGGCGCGGTTGGCGGGCACGGCGCCCGCGGTGAGGTTGGCCCCGGAAGCACGCATCACCGGGTTGAGCTCGTCGGTCCACAGCGCATCGGCCGCGATGTCGGCGTGCCGGATGGCCTGCTTGCCGACCATGTTGGCGGTCTCGACCGCGTTCTGCAGAGCCTGAGACGCGATCTGATTCATCCGCGTCTGCTCGGTCAGAGCCTGGCGCGCGGCCTGGATGTCCAGGTCCTGGTAGGCGTCGTAGGTCCGCTTGATGTTGGCGTATGTCACCCGTTGGTTCTCGTTGTGGGCGGCGCCGCCGGTGGCGTTGGCGTTTTTGAAAGACTCGTCCGTCCCGGTCTCGAACTCGCGTTCGGCCTGGTTGGGCGTGGCTACTTCGGGCATGCTAGTTTTCTCCTTGTCGATTGAATGAAGTGCAACTGCTGTTTCTTAGGAAGCCTGACGGCTCCCGTAGAAGGGCGCCGGACCGTGATGCTGAATCCGGCGTGAATCACGAAGCCGGGGATTGTCGACCTGCTCCTGCGGTACGCCGCGCGCAGCCGCGACCTCCGAAAGGGGCTGCCCAGTTTCCGCGAGAACGGCTCCCTCGCCGGCGAGGTTCGCCATGCGCCGCAGGATCACATCGCAGTAGGCCGGACTGATCTCGCACCCGTAGCCGACCCGGGCAAGCACGTGCGCGGCCGCCATGGTCGTTCCGCTCCCCATGAACGGATCGAAGACGATGTCGCCTGCGTCGGAAAATGCCTTGATGAAGAACTCGGGCAGCGCTCGAGGGAATGGCGCAGAGTGCGATCCCTGAGTGCTCTCTGTTGTAGCCTCGATCACGTTGCTCGGCCGCGCAAGGCCCTCATGCCTGCCGTCCATCAGTTTGCGACGCATGTGGCCCCATCCCTCTGATCCTTGTGGAGGCGACGAGGCTGCTGTCCCACGCGGGCCCGTCCCCAGCAGCCCGCTCCCGGAGTTCGATTTCGGGTTGTCTGGCGAGTAGTCGAAGCAATCGTCTGAGGGGTGACTCACCGCATCCACACGGAACTTGATTTGCTGCTGGCGGCAGAAGTGGAAGATCGGCTCGAACGCGTTCTTGAAGCGGTTGCCCCAGCCGCCAGGCACACCGTTATCGGTTTTGCGCCAGCAGAATTCGTCAACAAATCGCCAGCCCCACTGCCGCCGGTGGGCTAACACCAGGTCCATCACGTATAGATTCCGCTCGCCTTCATCGGCGTGCGCCTTGATGTTCAGGAAGTAGGATCCGTCCGGTGTCAGCACCGACTCGACGCCGGCCGCCACAGCACGGAACCACTCCACGTACTCCTCGGGCGGCACCGGCTTGAACCCGCTCGACGGGTCGTACTCGCGCTGCGTGGCGTAGGGCGGGGACGTGATCGCCACGTTCGCGCTGGCGCCGGCCATCAACTTCTCGACGGCGGCCTGGTCCCGGCAGTCGCCACAGATCAGACGGTGCGGCCCGATCAACCACACGTCCCCAGGCATCGTAACCGGCTGCGCGGGAGGTTCCGGAGCCGGTTCCTCCTCGGCGCCGGCGGCTGCCTCTGGTTCCTCGCCGGCCAGCAGCACGCGCAACTCCTCGTCGGAAAACCCCACCACCGCCAGATCGAACCCATCCATCTCGAGCGACTGCATCTCCTCACGGAGCGTCGCCTCGTCCCACCCCGCGTTCAGCGCCAGCTTGTTGTCGGCGATTACAAGGGCCCGTTTCTGCGCCGGCGTCAGGTGCGCCAGCACGATGACGGGGACCTCGTCCATCACCAGCTTGCGGGCGGCCAGAAGCCGCGCGTGGCCGGCGATGATGACGCCTTCGCCGTCCACCAGGATCGGATTCACGAAGCCAAACTCGACGATGGACGCCGCGATCTGCGCTACCTGCTCCGGAGAGTGAGTCCGCGAGTTCCGGGCGTACGCCAGGAGTCGGCCGGCGGGCCAGATCTCGATGCGCCGCGCCATGGCGGGCGTAATGGCTGCAGGAAGTGTTGCCATCTGTTGAGGGGCCCTTCGGCCAACCGTGTCGAACACCGGCGCGGCCAGGGTGACCACCCGCCCTGACCACCCAGTTAAGTGACTCTAACTAGAGACTTTGTGCCACCTGGCCACCCGCGGCAAATAGTGGCCAGGGAGGACCCAAGATTCGATCCGGCAGTGCCCGTTTGGCGTCGGACGCCACCCGTTGGCGCCCGGGTGGCCCGTGTTGCGACGTCTGGCTCCGGGTTGGCTGGATGGCCACCCGCCGCCTCGGGCGCGCCTGGCCGCCACTGACCGCCATCACCGCACCTCGACGTGCCACTTGCGAATGCGTGCTGCGATGGTGAACGCCGTCTGCTGCGCTGCGGTTGCACCCACGCTGCGGCAGCGCTCCGCTTCGTCCTCCGCGATCTCGAGGCAGACAGCCTTCGTTGAAGTCACGGCCTGCTCGCGTGCCTCGGTCAAGGCGACCCGCAGTGTTTCGGTGACTCCCTCCGCGTTCTCCTTGGCGGCGATGTTCAGTGCGCGGCACACCCGCTCAGCAAGCTTCTCTGGGGTAATCACGCTTGGCATGGTCTCGCTCCGTTCACCGCTTGCTCGGCGGCGGGTCGCTGGTCCCGCCGGCCAGCCCATCTGGCCTCCGCCGCCAACTGCCGCAACTCGCGGCGGAAGGGCCAGCCGTTCCACGACGCCACCAGCCCGCGCTCGATTGCGACATGCCTGCCGCCCTTGCCGTTCTTACGTACCCTCATGGGTTCACCATGCATCCGGTTACGACCTGCAGAAAGACGGAACGGAGATCGTCGCCGTGTCCCAGTTGCTTCAGAGACCAGGCGATATGCCCGCCTTCCAGGTGCTCGCGAAAGCTGTATCGGGTGCCACCATAATCTGTGAGGTTAGCGCCGCGCCCCTCAGCCTCTCGGCGAAACATTACCGCCCGGTTCACATGCCCTTTAGGGTGGCGGACGACGTGGGCAATCAACCCGAGTGCCTGCAAGCGTTTCAGACGCTGCTCCGATATCTTGTCCTGGAGTTCGCCGTCAGCGTTGTACAGCGGGATCAGTCTCGGCATAGTGATACACGCGTCCCAGAAGGGATGCGAGAAGGAGTTTCATGAGAGTCTCGGCTCTCGCAGATTGTTAGGGAGGAGTTCTTCGGAGGGTGCGCTTTGCGCTTGCCTGTCGAACCGCGCCTTCACCGTAAATATACGCAAGGCGCGGGAAAAGTGTAAACCGATGTGCGGGACAATCGAGGGGGTATGGATGAGCCGTTTCGTTTGTTTCGATGGAAGCCCACGCAGGGGAACATTTCTGGACGACTCTACACTTGTGCTCGGCCAGGACGCTCGCATGGCAGGCAAGTCAAACAGATTCCAGATGACTGGGTCGATGCCTGGGTACTCGGCATGCCCGCGAGGGAGCAGTTGTTCATTGTCTCTCTCCTCGGATCGAAGGAGGACGGCAAGAGCGAGTTCAGCTATTACTCCTTTCGAAGCGGCTTCGAAACTCCCGCCCCGGACCACCGCCCCACCTTGCAGCAATGGCTGGACACGAGGTACGGGTCTGGCCGCTATCAGGTGCTTGAGTTTCCTACCGTCGACCTGAAGCCACTCGCCCCCGAGACCCTGAGCAACGTGGGTTCCACGATCCGCGCGCTTCTTCTGGACGGCCGGACTGTCGTCTTGGTGGACTCGGGCGGCATCGGGAGAACGGGTAGAGTCTGTCACTCCCTGGGATTCGTGCAGGTCAGCGATGCACTCGTTTGATCCACGGCTGATCAACATCCGGGTTATAGAATCGCGAGCGCGTCTCCATTGGCGGTGGCCCGATAAGCTCGATGGACTGGCAGGTAACCTCGCCAATCCGGTGCTCGGCGCCGATGTAGTACGCCGCGCCATAGCGGGCGGCGAAGGGCCGTCGCTCATAACCCTCGCAGAAGTACAGGCTCTCCATGGTCCATCCCAGCGCCAGCGCCTGGTCTCGAATCTCATCTACCAGTTGCTTCGCGCGGGCGATGCGTTCGGCTTCGGGGCTGGGCTTCGGGGGGATTGGCTCCGCTCGCTTCGTGCGATCGGACTCCTCAGGCAGCGGCGGCTTGTAGTCGCACGCACGAAATGTCCGCACCGCGGCGAGCAGTTGGGCCTCGCTGAAATGCTCGACCGCCCAAGCGTGCACGGCGTTGAAGCGCACGCGCAAATCTTCAAACGCGGCTGCATCGAGATGCCCGGTGGTCGCGGCCCTCTTAGCAGCGACCATGCGTGACCGCAGCCAGATGTAATACTCGGGATCGAGCCGCCGGTATACCGTGTCGTTGATCTGGAAGTCGCGGGCGAACTGCTCCGGGTTCGCGGTCGTCCACGTCGCGAGGGAAGTAGACACGAACAGGCAATCCCGCGAGTTGTCTTCGGGTGCCTCCGGCATCAATTTGGCGCACTGCTCCTGTAACTCCATGCTCATGATTGCTCTCCTGGCTGGGTGTGAATGCCCGGTTTCTCAACTGCGCGTCATCATGGCGGCTCTTCGCCGATGGTCACCGGCGCGATGGCTGGTCTGGTCGGTTCAATCTCGCCACGGTGTTCGACGTGGGGACGTTGTGGAAACGTGGTGGGGACGTTTGCGGCCAACGTCCCCACCATTAATGTCCCTTGTTTTGTGTCAGTTGCAGACGCGGTGGGGACGGTGGGGACATTGGTGGCACTTTCAGGCCACCTACTAATATTGTTTTCGCTCTCTCCCTCTATATCTTCTATACACACGCGATTTTCTTGCGCGCGAGAATTCCGGGGTACGTCCCCCATGTCCCCAACGTCCCCACCGCCTCCGTAATCGATTGATTCTATGGGGCCAAACTGGTGGGGACGTGGGTCGGCAAACGTCCCCACCATGTCCCCACCAATGTCCCCACCAAACAAGTCCAGGAGGTTCGTACTGCGGGAACCAGTTCCGCCGGGGCTATCGCCGCCGTCAGCTAACGCGAGGGCATAAAGCACGCCGGTCTTGTGATTGTTATGGCTGCTTTGCTTTACCGTGAGCCCGTTGAATACTCGATCACGCTTCGCGGCAAGCGCCTTGCCCAAACGGGTCTGCTGCGAGCGCGCCGAACCGTCTCCACGCACGCTGAGCATCAGGTCGCGCTCTTCGCAAAACTGATTCAGTTCGCCAACTTTCTTCGGTTCCTCGCGATATGCCTCCCACCAGGTTCCGGTGAACTCGCGCCACATCTGACCATCGGTATCCGCCGCTTCGTAGAGTTCGTTCAGATTGCAGAGGAAGCCGGGGATTCCCGCAACCTCTAACACGCCGCCCATGATTCCGGACCAGCTTTCGAACGACCCCAGGCGCGTCGCGTGTAAGGGTTTCCCGGCAGAGATCCAGGCTTGAACCACGGTGAGTGCTGCATGGACGAGCGCCGAACGATTCTCTCGGGCCCATTCGGTGATCAGTGGATGTTTGAATCCTGCTCTCAGCCACGGCATGTCGATCCTCGGATCAATGCGGAGCCGGATGCAGCGCCGGCTCATCTCGCCGGATAGCCGCGGGTTATTGCCGGTCATCAGCCAAAGGGCATTGTTCCGGAGGTGCAACATCGTGGATTCGCCCAGGAGCCGGTCCGTCCACCACGGCAAGGTCACAACGGATGCCAGCGCGGCTGAATCCAGTTTCCGTTTCTCACTGAGGTTGTCGAGGAGGATGATGGGCCGGCCTGTAATCAGTTCAGCCGTGATCATCTTCCGAACCTCGTCTTCACTTTCCGGTACAGTCCGTCCTTCGGACGCAGAACCAGTCGAAACGATGCTGATCAAGCTGGCCAGCAACCCTTTGCCGGAGCCCTGCGTCGGGGCCTCGATCAGGTGTATCGGAGCTAGGTCGCCAATGATGCGCTGCAGAAAGGGGAGGAGTATTGCGGCGACGGCATGAGCGCGATCCGAATCGCTTACAAACGGGAAGTCCCCGAGCAGTTCATCCACTATGAGCCCTCTAGCGTGCGCGATTTGCTCCCGTGAGGGAATGATTGGAACTTCCGGGATTTCCAACGACTCGTCGGAGAACATCCAGAGCGCGTCGGCGCGATGGTAGCCGGCGGCGATGATCAGCGCGGCGTCTTTTCCGAATGTCGGGGTTCGAACTACCGATTCCAGCGGCGGGAGCGCCGGATCCGGGTTCACCATCATGTCTCGGGCCGTATCCCTCGATGGCGGCGCAGCGAGCACCGCTTCCTCGGTCACTCTGAGCCAGTTGGCGCTTCGGGCCAGTATGCCGTACATAGCCGTGTCGCCGAGCGCTTCGATCCGCCCCTGGGTGCCCGTGCCGGCAATGCGCACAAGAGCGCCGCCTTTCTGGAAGAGGAACGGCTTATTGGTGATGTCTGGCCCTACTGGCTCGTTAATCGCGTGAATTGCAGTCCAGGCGTCGGCGATCACGTCACGCAATTGCCGATTGTTGACCTGGATGCCTCGCAGCGGCTGTGGTTCCGGATCTGCGACCGGCGCGGTCGCGGCGTTCCCCCTCGGACTGCCGCCGCCGACAACACCAGTTTGGGTCGCGCGCCGAGGGCGAGCGATTTCCACGACCTTCAACTGCTTCCGAAGCGTGGTGACCGGCAGCCGAAGCTTCCCACACCGCGACTGAATTAGCCTGAGGTACCGATCCTGTTCAATGGGGGCGAGCCGACCGACCTCCGATAGGATCGGCTCGAGTATCCGGCTGAGATCAGCATCCGGAACGTCGGTACTGAGCTTTGAGATGGCCAGTTCCAGCGGGGTCTGGGCTGCGTCGAGGATACCTTCGAAATCGGCCGCCGTCTTCCCCGAGGCGAAGAACTCGTTAACGTCAATCTTGGCGTCGGCCAGTAGCGCTTCGGCTTCGGCGCTTCCGCCTGGCAATGCACCCAGCTTCTCCCGAGCCGTACGCTGCTTCTCGGCGAGAGGCAAAACCGCCACGCGTGTCGCAATCCCGTGAGCGGAGAGAATCCGCGCGGTCTTCAACGCGCCCTGCATCCCCGCCTCGGATATCTCGTTGTCCTGGCAGATGTAGACCGTTTTCACGCCGGCGAGTTTTGGCAGCAACCGTTCCCAGTCGGCCTCGCGGATCTGCACCGTTACAGGCGACACCACCGGGAATCCGTGCTCCATCAGGGAAATGCAATCCGTGACCCCTTCAGTGATGATGACCCGCTCGGGCCGCGCAAGCAGCACATCCTCGTTGTAGAGGACGTCATTCCGGATGTACGGCGAGACGTGGCTGTTGTTGCGGTCGTTGCGAATCGCCAGTTTCTTGTACTTCGACTTCTCCCATTCCTGATCCGGCGTCCAGGGCGTGCGCCGTCCGATCATGAAGACGACGTGCCCGCGACTCCAATATGGGAAGACGATCCGGCCATCGAAAAAGGGGAGCAGTCCGTCCTGCGCCGTGGGCTTGAAGACGGAGGTGGCCGTCAGCTCACGCATGGTGAAGGCGCCAGGCCCGTCCATCAACGTGCGCGCCACGCTGGGCTCGCCATTTTCCGCGTACCCGATCTGCAACCGGCCGATCGTCTCCTCGCTGATTCCGTATTTCCCCCGAAACCAGGCGAGGACCTCCGGGTTCCCGACGAGCCGCTGGTGATACACACCCGCAGACGCGGTCAGCACCTCACGCACGCGAAGCCTGATCTGGTGAGCTTCCTCGGCCTGTTCCGGACTGCCGGAAGCGAGCGTCGACAAAGGCGGCAGTCGAACGCGTGCCGCCAGGAAGTCGCGAGCCTGCCGGTGGGAGTCCGGCATTGAGCCAGACTGCCCGCGGGTGACCACGCCGAACCGGACGAACTCAACCAACTGCAGCACATCGCCGCCGGTACCACAGGCGTGGCAAAACCAGCCCTGCTTGTCGAGCCAGACATGAAGCGAGCGGTGCGACTGGCTCCGGTGGTTCGGGCAATCGCAGTACAGGGTCTGTCGCGATTCCTGCGTAATGCGGCCGCCGAGGAGTTCGCGGCCTATCTCGCCAATGTCCACATCGGTGACCTGCCGGTAGTAATCGTGGATATCTACCGGAAGCGCAGTCACTGCCGTGCCTCCGGGTGGAGCAGGAAGGAGAGAAAGGTGTTGCGGCGGTCCACCTGGCGTTTGGCGGCGCAGTTGTCGATGCCCCACCGGTCCCCGAGAAGAATCACGGAGTCTGTCGCGCGCGTTACTGCGGTGTACAGCAGATTGCGGTGGTGCATGAAGGAATGCGACTTGTGGGCGATCACCACCGCGCAGGGGAATTCCGATCCCTGCACTTTGTGGATCGACGTCGCATAGGCCAACTGGATATTGCCGAGCGCATCGCTGCCACTCTTAATCTCTACCCGTCGGCCATCGAAATCGATGGAAAGACTGCCGTCCGGCGTGGCGTCAACCACGACGCCCATCGCGCCGTTCATAACGCCCAATTCGTAGTCGTTCTTCGTCTGGATCACCTTGTCGCCCGGATATGGCCGCGCGCTGTGGCCAGCCTCGACGGTAGGCACATCCACCCCGAACAACTTCTGCTGCAAGAGGCGCTGCAACTCGATATTCAACTCCACTGTGCCGAGCGGGCCTTTGTGCGTCGGCGTGAGCACTTGCACTTCACGAATCAGGTCGTAACCGAACCGCTCCCACAGCACCTCCTCGAAGAGAAGCAGCAGCATGCGCCGCACATCCTCGCGGTCCGTGAATTTGTCGATGACGTACCAAGGCCGGCGCGCGCCGACGAACGAATCCGACGTGGGCCGCACCTCGCCGTTGAGGATGGCTGTGGAGTTCTCCTTCAGAACACCGGCCTGGCGGATGATCCGGGTGAGCACAGTCGTGGGGATCGCAACCGACCGCACCAGGTCTCGCAGAAGGTTACCTGGGCCCACCGGCGGCAACTGGTTGTGGTCCCCGACGAGCACCACGGCGGTGCGCGTAGGGTCCACGGCCTGGAACAACCGCCAGGCGAGGGCGATATCCACCATCGAGACTTCGTCCACGACGAGAATGTCCGCTTCAATCGGATTCAGTGCATCCCGCGAATACGTGTTGCCGTTGAAACCCAACAACCGATGAATGGTGCTTGCTTCATGGCCAACTACTTCCTCGAGGCGTTTTGCAGCCTTTCCAGTGGGCGCCGCGAGCACGATCTTCAACTCCAATCGTTCGGCGATGCTGGCGATGGTCGATACCGCGTATGTCTTGCCGCTACCGGCGCCGCCGGTCATGAGCGAGATGGAAAAGTTGAGGGCGTTCCTGACCGCATCGCGCTGCTCGGGATTCAATTCGCCGCCCTCAGCATCGAGAAGATGCTCTATGTCGACGACAGCGTGCGGGCTGCGCCGACCGGCGGTCTGAAGGACTTCGGCGAGTTCCGTCTCCATCCGGTGAATCTCCGGATCGGCAACTACCAACCGCTCGAACGGCTGCGAGACAAGCCGCCCCTCGGCAATCAGAGCTTCGAGATGCCCTTCAATCACGTCGCGGCTGTCGAGCGTGTCCATCACCAGGAGCGTGTTGGCGCGGTCAAGCAAGTCTTCGTACTCGACCCAGCAGTCCCCGTCATCGAGGGCGGCCAGCACGCAGTAATGGAGCCCGGCGCGAAGCCGCGAGGGCAGGTCCTTGGGCGTTCCCATCTTGCGGGCGATCTTGTCGACCCGTTTGAAGCCGTAACCGGCTATTTCCCGCATCAGCACATAGGGATCGTTGTCCAGGATCGGCACGACCTGGCTGCCAAATTTGCCCACGAGCGTAGTTACCTGGTAATGGGTGAGCCCGAAGCGGGACAGGTAGGTCATCGCGGCGTTGAAGTCGCTGTTGGCGATCCAGATCCGTTGGAGATCCAGGATCGCCTCCACCGGCGCCTTCGCGATTGCGGCCACGGCCGCGGGCTGGCTGCGGATCGCCGCGTCGAAGCGCGCGCCGAAATGGTCGGCGATCAGCCGCGCTTTGGCCGGGCCGATGCCTTTCACGTCCGGGTGATTTGCCAGGAAGTTTGCCAGCCCGTCCGCGTCCATCTCTTGATCGAAGCCCATGCAGTCGGCCGCGAATTGCCGTCCGTACTTCGGATGGTTGGTCCACTGGCCTTCCAGACGAACCGCGTCATTCTCCCTGGCAAACACCTTCCCGGCAAAAGTGATGAGATTACCGTCCGATGTACGGAGGCGCCCGGCGCTGAATGCCGCGCCCGAGTAAAAGACTATTTCCACGACGCCGCGGAGGGAACATCGGACCTCTGAGGTTGCCGCCTTCGTCATGCTCCCCACCTCGTGTGCGCGGCGAGAAGATACGCCTGCACGAAGTGACAGGCCGCCTGACGGCTGGAACAGAAGAACACCGGGATGCGGTGATCGAGGATGATGGCGAGCGCGCTGCCGAGCACTGCGTTCGGATGGGAGCCACCCCGGTAACGTCCTTGCAGAACTTCCAGGAGGCCTGCCTCGACGACCACGCAGGCAGCGCGATAGCCAGCCAGTTTCGAGAGTTCGCGTCGGAAGCGGGCTCGCTGGTGAATAACCGTGGAAACGAAATCGTCGAGCGTTTTCCGTTCCACGGCGACCTCACCCTCCAGGCCTGCTACCGAGTAATCCCCGGCTGGCAGAGCGCGGCGTTCCAGCACCACCAGCCGGGAATCGAACGAAAACGGCTCCTGCTCCCTCGTGTCGGCGATGAGCGTGACCAGCGCCGGGCTAGAACGGGACAAGCGCGTCGCCCGCCTCCTGCCGGAACTTGCTCGGCGTCCGATCGTTTACGATGCGGCTGTTGAAGTAAATGTTCTCGTTGTCGCCCTTGGTCTTCTTGGTGACCTCCAGCTTGACGTCGAGCAGCTTGCCCAGATTTCTGGGCAAGTCCGACAGCTTCTCCAGGTCCAGACCGCAGACGTGCAAATCGGTCTTCACGAACTTCAGCGTGTTGGCGGTAAAGACGCTATTGCGCCACATGAGGCGGTTGATGTGGCGCGGCGCGAGGATACGGAGTGTCCACTTCAGCATCGGGTTGCCGGTGGTGTGCGCTTCGGTGAGTTCCACCTTCTCGACAACCACCTGATACTTCCCGTCGGGAACGCTCTCCATGTCCGAGCGCTCCGCCGGAGTTTCACTCCGGAAGTCGTCGTCAAACTGCGATAAATCAATGTTCTTGCTCATACTGGAATCTCCTTGGGACGGATTTACTTCGCGGTCGTGGCCGCGGGCTTGCTGCTTGCTGCCGGTTTGACCGATGTCGACGTGCCGTTGAATGCGGTCAAGAATGCCTTGAAATCGAGATCGAGGATGTCGGGCAACCGGCCCGTGCGGTCGCCGGCCTCGTAGTAGAGGCTGGGCTTGGTGCGGATCACGCGGCGCACGAGCTGTTCGCCGTTCTCGCCGCTGCTGACTTCCAAGTCGCAGAACAACACCATGTCGGCCATCCCGAGCACGATCTTGCGGGCCTTGTCCGGCAGCGTCGGCACTACGCGCGTGTATTTGCCAGTGCGCGAGTCCATTTCCATTTCTTTCGCGTGCGAGATGAGGAACAGCCCGTAGGGCAGGAAGGCGAGTTTGGTGAGCACGCGCTGGAACTCGTTGTTGACGAGCGCATAGCCCTTGCCGTAGCCGAGATCGGATTCGTGCTCGACCTTGAATTTGCGGAGGATGAATTCGGCGCAAAACTTGTAAGCGTTGTCGATCGTGTCCAGAATTACCGTCTTGAATGGGTGTTTGCCTTCGACGATCTCGGCGCAGGCCGTCAGCAGGTCCTCCCAGGAGAGGATGGGCACCTGGAAGACGTCCAGCGCGTTCAGACCCGGTTCCGTGGCCAGGAACAGCGCCCCTTCGGTTTGTGCGCAGGTGCTGGACTTTCCGATTTTGGTTTGCCCGTACCACAACACGGTGAGGTCCGCGAGGTCCGGTTTGGGCGGTGTCTTGGCAGTGGGAAGTATCGACATGATGGTTGGGTTTCTCCTTTTCAGAAAGCTGGTTCACTCACTTCTGGCGGCGCCACCCGCAACTCCTCGTTGGGCGCCACCCGCTTGTAGAAGTTCTCGATGACGTTGGGATTACCGTTCGAGCGGCACAGCGCGAAGTACGCGCAAGGCCTGTGATAGTTGAAGCAGAAGCCGGTGTTTTGATAGAAGACGCCGCGCCGGCGGGCGTCGAGGTATGCCTGGGTCAGTTCCCAGAGTTCGCTGCGCAGAATGTCGAAGCGGTCACGGGAGAGGTAAAGCATTTCCCGGTGGAGCATGGCCGGATCGGTGTACTTTTCCGCGAGGCGCTCCTGGAACTCCTCATCCGTTTCCGGCAGCTTGCGCTTTGCGGTTGTCTTGCCCGTCTTCGACTTGGCCAGCAGTTCCGCGCGGCGCGCGTCGAACTCTTCCTCCGTCTCGCCCTTGCTCTGCTGGAGCTTCGCTTTGACGAGGATGTTGTAGAGGATGCCGGTGATGGTGATGCCCATCGTCTGCTCCACGTAGGAGGCGTAGATGGTGATCTGGAAGTCCGTCCATAGCCGCTCCAGATAGTCGGCGTCGAGTTGCGCCGCGGTCTTGTGCTCCAGGAGGAAGTAGTCGTTTCCGATTCGGACGATGCCGTCGACCTTGCCGGCGAGGACAAAGCTGCGGGATGCCGCGCCCGTGGCCGGATTGATAATAGGCCCTTCGAAGGTCTTCTCCAGCGCCACCACTTCGAACTCTTCTGCCGCATACCGCGCCGCGTAGGCATTCATCATCGCGGTGGCCAGATGCCAGTCCCGGCGTTGGCCCTCGTCATACAGTCGGTTGGGGCAGAGAGTGCCGATGAGATCCAGCACGCGCTCGAGGTCGCGGCGTTGGTGCCACAGCTCAAGGCACTCGTGGGCGAGGGAGCCGAAATGGAGGTTCCCATCACGCTCCAGACCGACCAATTGCTGGATGTAACGCCAGTCCACCGCCTTCCGGCAATTCCGAAAGAGCGACCACATGCTGTAGGTGGAGGTCATGAGATAGGCGCTCATCGGGCACCTCCGGCGACGAAGTAGCGGGGCCCGATGCCGGCGGCGTCGAGCGCTTCGCGAATCAGCCGTTTCCGGACTTGGATGATCTGGCGGGAGCAGCCCAGCGCCTCAGCAGTTTCAACCGTGGAGTGCCAAAATAGCGCCAGCGCGGTCTCTTGAACGGCACTGGGCAGCGGGGCGAGCGCTCGTTCGAGGTCAATCCGGAACCGCCCGCGAGCCGCCGAACTTGGAGCGGAATCGGCGACCGGGATCTCCTGCTCCCTCCGGCTGGGCGCCAGGTGGTACCGCAGGATGGACGTCAGTTCTTTGTCCATAACACGCGATGCGAAGGTACGGACCGACGCTCGCTGGCTATCGAACTTCGGCCAGCGGGTGATAAAGGTCAGGACGAGTCGGCTTTCTACGTCTTCTCGTTCACCGACAGCGAACCCGCAGCGTCGAACGAACGCATTGGCCTTCCGCTCCGCGAGGTTCTGGACAACCGGGATCGCCTGGTCAAGAGTGACGTCAGCCACGTCGGCCTCCTTGCGGAATAGCGATCCCCACACCGGCCAGTTCGATCTCCATCGAGAAAGGCAACCCGTGCCGCACTTGGACCTCACGGATCTCGCCGGCCTCCACATCACGGACGTAGGCAAAGAACTCCGCAATCTGTGGCCGGAGTTCCGACGTGGGCGCCGACGGCTTGCCGGTCGTCACGGGCGACCCGAACTTAACGTCGCGCACCATGACTGGCCCGGGGTTGAAAACCAGTTCGCCGCCGCGGATCTGGAGGTATTCAAAGCGGCCGAAACCGAGTTGCTGCATGGCGGCGACGAACGCCGCCTCGGACGGCAGCAAGTCCTGGATCGTGACGGGCTGGGTCATCGCGCCACCTCCGCGAGGTCTCCACCTGCCTGGCGGCTCAGAAGCCAATCCTTCACGTCGGACGGGGCGTAGCGGATCATCTGGCCGATCCGGTGGAAACGAGGTCCCTTGCCGTCCGTCCGCCAGGTTCGCAACGTCCCGATCGAGACTTGGAGTGTCCCGGCCAGTTCCTTCTCTTCGAGTAGTGTTTCTAGGGGGTTGTCGCTCATTTCGCCTGTCCCTCACGCCTTGTGCGTGTTTGGTACAAGGTGATGATCCGCCCTAACCGCGTAGGCGAATCAAGATAGGCGAGGTAGGCGAAAAGGTAGGCGGCGCGGCTATCGGCGGGTGCGCAACTTGGGGTCTGTGCGCAGGATTCCTTCTATACGCTTTGATTTGCTGGACTTGTTGCCCAGCGTTCCCTTCATCCACTTGTAGAAATCCGACTTGTGGACGCCGGCGTCTTCGAAGATGACCTGGTCGGTGCAGTTGAAATCGCTCTTGTACTTCTCAACCACCGCGTGCCGCTGCTCGACCGGAGTTGGCGTGATTTCGTCCGCGTCGGTGATCTCCAAGGCAACAAAGCGGCCGTCTTCCGAAAGCCCAACCCGCTCCTCCATTGAGATGAAGTCGCTATGGCGCCGGGCCAGGGTCTCACGCAACTCGACCGTCAGGTGATTGCTCGTGGGCGCGACGGCCACGAACGGTGTAGTGCACGAGAGCGCCAGCTCGCGAAGGGCGGACCGGAAGTCGTCGCGCCGGGCAAAAACCAGCAAAAAGACCGGATGATTCCGCGTGGCGCGGCTCGTCGAAAGCCCCAGTTCCCAAACGCCGTGCGCCCTAACTTGCAGATTCTGGGTCCGGACGCAAAGCCCCTCCACTATTGGTCGCACCAACGCTCCGATGTCCAGCGTGCAGACGAGTGCGTCCTTGGGTGCCAGAGGCACGTCATCGCAGAGCTTGTGAGGGTGTCTGCAGATGGCGGCGAGCGTCCCATCTCCGTACTGAACGATCCTGCGCGGGCAGTCATGATCGCGGGGATGGGGGCAAGGGTACGTCGCGCCGATATCTTCGGTCGGCCGCAGGTGGGGACGGATCAGCGGGAATTCAGTGCCACAGAAATGTTCCCAGTAGGCCGGAATCGCGGCGAGGCCTGGAACGCTCTCAATCCCCTGCCAAAGCCGCGTCAGCTTGCGCATCGTGGGCGGTCTCCTCGGTAAGGACGAACCCGCGAGCGCGCAGCCAGTCCTCAATCACCATTGCCTCTTCGCCGCGGTTGTAGCCGGATTTGTTGCCGGCTTTGATAGTGACCGTTCGGGGCTTCTTTTCGCCCTCCAGCTTGATCTTGAAGACCGCCTTGCGGATGTGTGGTTCCGTTTCGATGTCCCTCTGGATCAGCGCCAACGCATGAAACAGGCCTTCGGCGCGATGAATTTCTACGTGTTCAAAGGCGCCGCCCCAGGAGTATTCAACCTCCCGAAGGTTCACTGAATCCAGCCCGGAAATGTCGCGGCAGTTCAGGGATGCGCGGCCATCCTTCTTGAGCGGCTCGAGAGTGTACTTTTCGATGAACACGAACCGGTCTTCCCCGCCGAAAATGTGGCGGCCAAAAAGCGCGCGGTACTCGCGCACGTCTGCGAACGCCGACGCGTTGATGCGGAGTTCGTTGTGGACGACGTCGTAGATCACTACGTCCGTCTTCTCAGGGCGGAAGAATGTCGACGTCGATCTGGGACCCTTCCGACTCGGCTCGCGCTTGCACGGCTGTCCATGCTCGATGAGGAACCGGACCTCACCGGCAGAGTCCTTTCGAGTAACGCGGCATCCAGCGCCACGCTTCTTCGCCAGAAAGTAAGCGTCGAGCGATTCCTCCAACGCCGACAAGTCCGCCGGCAGGTCGTCGATGGCGATAACCTCTTCCGGGTTGGCCGCACGGAAGCTCTCAAAGGATTTCCGTTTCTGGAAGAACTCCTCATGCTCCTTCCTTTCCAGCGCCTCGGGGTTCTTGAGCCAAATCTGGGTGGCCAGATCCAGCGCCGTGACTTCACCGTCTGAATCAATCTGGCTTGCCACCGCCATGTCCAGCAACTCATCAAAGCGCCCGTCCGAGCCAAGGCTGCCGATCAAGTGCAGCGCTTCGACCAAATCTCCCGGCATTTCCTCGTCTGGCTGGGCGAGGATGCCTCCGAGCGCCGTAGCGTCGATTTCCTGATCCGCGCTGGATGGAAGGGAGAAGCCCTTCATTTCCAGGAACAGTCGGAAAGGTTCGAGCAAAGGGATCAAATTCGCAGGTTGGATCTTCTTCAGAAGGTCTGGCTGCGCAAAGCTTTTCAGGTTGAATCGGGCCATCGTGGGCCACCTCCCAAGGGTGTTTTGGCTGTAGCGGCAGGCCAAGGGGGGAATGTCATGACCCGGAGTACAACTCCACAGCGTAGCATGGCGAACAAACAGCGAATCAAAATCACCAGCCATGTTGCTGAAAACGTGATAAATCGAGTTCTTGCCAAAGGGCCCCTGTGGATTATTTAGGCGACCCCTCGCCTATTTTTCCTTGTTTTCGCGTTTTATTCGCCCTATAATGCGAGTTGGCCGGGTGGATCTTCCAGCGGTGAAATCCGCCTTATGCTAGGCTGCCGGGTTGGTCGGATGGAAGGACGTTCTCAGTGGCGATGCGAAGCACAGTCTTCTTTGAAATCCAGCAGCCTCCATCGAAGGTGAAGTCGCTGATAGCGAGCCAGTACTTCAAGGCCTGGGCAATGGTCATGACGGGAACGAAGTCGAAGGAGTCGAACGTCGGTTACATCGATCTCTTTGCGGGCCCAGGAATGTTCGACGACGGCTCCGAATCAACACCGATTCTGATCCTCAAAGATGCCATCGGCACCGACAGGATCAAGCACAGCCTTTGGAGCTACTTCAACGACCGGGACCAGGGCAACATCGATTCGCTCCGCCGCGAGATCAGTAGCCTCGCTGGAGTCGAATGTCTTGTCCACGAGCCTGGCTTCAACTGCGAGTTGGTCTCGCCGGCAATTGCTGATTACCTCCGTGCATATTCTCTGAGGCCCACCTTCGTTTTCGCCGACCCTTTTGGCTACGTGGGCATATCCCTCCAACTCCTGGACCGGCTACTGAAGCACAAGAAAAGTGAATTGCTGGTTTTCTTCAATACGAATCGTATCAGCCCCGGCGTCGCAAACCCGTTCGTGAAGGAGCACATTGACGCGCTGTTCGGCGTCGAGAGGGCAGCAGCCGTGCGCCAGAGGGTAAGGGATCTCCACGGTCTCGATCGTGAGGAGGCTGTCCTCGACAGTTTCGAAGAGGCTATGCGCAATGGTGGATTTGCTTACATCACCCGATTCCGCTTCGCAAGCATGTCGCAGCACCGGACCAGCCACCATCTGATCCACTGCTCGAGGCACCCGAAGGGCGAGGAGATAATGAAGGACATCATGGCCCGCCACAGCCATAAACGTCCTGATGGGGTCGCTACATTCGAGTTCAAGAAACAGACGATTCAGCGCTCACTTTTTGACCAGGAGGCTGGTTATACTGAACCGCCGGAGGAACTGGCTGAGGCCATCCTCAGGGTTTTTGCAGGCAGGACAATGACTCTCGCAGAAGTTTGGCGTGCGCATGCTCACGGCACGAACTTCGTCGAGCGGAACTATCGGGAGGCCTTGCTTTATTTGGAGGCTCAGGGAAAGATCAGCGTTGAGCCGCCGTCGGCCGTCCGCGGCACTCGAAACGGGCAACAGGTCTGGGGAAGCGACACAAGAGCCAGATTCCCGCGACAATAGAACAGAGAGGGGTGCACCTTGGGCTTACGCTCAGAGATCGAGTGGACGGAATCAACCTGGAACCCTGTCACGGGCTGCACGAAAATCAGCCCTGGCTGCAAGCACTGTTACGCCGAGCGGATGGCCAAGCGGTTGCAGGCGATGGGGCAGAAGAACTACGCAAACGGCTTCGAGTTGACGTTGCAGGATCACACGGTCGAATTGCCTTTGCGATGGAAGAAACCCCAGACCGTTTTTGTGAATTCGATGAGTGATCTGTTTCACGAAGATGTTCCTGTTCACTTTATCAAGAGGGTCTTCGATGTCATGAATCGCGCCTACTGGCACCGCTTCCAGGTACTAACGAAAAGGTCCGAACGACTGGCAAAGATCGACGGAGAACTGGAATGGGCACCGAACATCTGGATGGGCGTAAGCATCGAGCTCGACAAATACTGCGCTCGCGCATCCGATCTTCGCAGCACTGGGGCGCACGTGAAGTTTCTTTCCTTGGAGCCCCTATTGGGACCATTACCTAGCCTCGATCTTTCAGGGATCAACTGGGTCATTGTCGGCGGCGAATCCGGACCAGGCGCCCGTCCGATGGACCAGACGTGGGTGACGGCTTTGAGGGATCACTGCACTCACGTCCAGGTGCCGTTCTTCTTCAAACAATGGGGTGGAGTTGTCAAGAGCCGGACCGGTCGTTCGCTTGACGGCCGCACATGGGACGAGATGCCCGATGAGGATCTCGCTCCCGAAGAAGCACTGCGTATTCTGGCGTAGCCGCGCCAAGTATGGATCATTCCCGCACCAATTCGTCTGCAAAAGGCAGATGCCCGGGTCCGGATCGGTGGTAGAGATGTCCTGCCCGTTACGCGGGTGCCCCTACCACCTCGACAACCTCAGCGATCACCCGCACCTGCCCTTCGTCCGTACCACTCAGGATGATCGGCGCGAAATCGGGATTAACGGGTTTCAGAGTGATCCTCGTGTGGCGCCAGGACTCGCCGGCCTTCGCCTTCTCGCTATCGTAGCGCTTGACGGTGTAGCGCTCGCCGGTCTCCGAGTCCGTGGCGTCACGCAGTTGGACGAGGACGGTCTTGCCCTGGCGGGTGCCGGTGACCGGGGCGGCGAAGAGGCAGTAGGAGCCGTCGGGAATGGTGGGCTCCATCGACTTGCCGACAATCTGGGCGACGAACATGCCCGGGCGCAGGCGGTGCCGGGTGTCGACGGCGACCCACTCCCAGCCTTCGTCCTCGACGTGCTGCGGATCGCCAAAGGCGCCCGCGGCGGCCTTGAGCGGCAAGAGTGGCACGCAGGTTATGTAGCGCTCCTCGGGTCGGCCTCCAGCGAGCCGCAGCCCAGACGGTAGTGCCCCAGCAGGCAATACCGAGGCTCCTGCTCGCGGAGCGCTCTGCAGTCGTCGATAAGCCTCTGCCGCCATCCATGTGGTCACAATCTTCTGGAACGGCTCGTCGTTCATGAACCGGACGAAGATCTCCTCGTTCTGATCCATGCGCTCGACGAAGAGCCTGTCCAGCAGATTCTTAAACACCAACTCGAACTTGTCCTCCGGGTTCACCGCGGCGGCCTGCCGCAGCCCCTCGTCGGCAACCGCCGCCTGGACGATTTGATCGAAGAAGAGCTGGTCGGCTTGGTTGAAGTCCGTGCCGAACCGCTCGTTGACGATCTCGATGAGCTGCGAGAGCGGCACCGGTTGTTCCCGAACCAACCCGCTGCCTACCTCGGTGGGACCGTCCAGGGGGCGCGCGCTGCCGTCCTGCAGCGAGATCGAGCCCTCGCTGATCTTCTGGAGGCGGTAGTACTCGAGTCGCACCTCATCGTCGAACAGGTAGGCCGCCCCACCCCTCCGTCGCGGCAGCTTCGCCGAAAGATGGCGCAGAAACACGTACAGGCGCTCAAGGTCCGAGTCCTGATAAGGGACCACTTGGCTCAGGAAGCCATAGAGGTTGCGAAAAGCCAGTACTTTCCCGCGCCACAACTCCGCCTCCTCCTCGTTGTCCCTCTGGAGCACTGTGAACCGCGATACCGCGGGATCGAGCGCCGCATTCATAGCCTGATGATCCTGCGCACTCTGGCGCTGCCTGGGCTTGAAGTAAACGGTGCAGAAGCGTTCGACCTCCTCGCCGAGGTAAACGCCCGAAGCATCCAGCTCCGCCCTGATGGCGTACATGCGCGCGGGATCGACCTCTTCGCCCATCTCAGCGCCTTCGTAGAACGTCTTGAACGCCTCCCTGATCTCCTCGCGATCGTTGACAAAGTCGAGAACGAATGTGTCCTCCTTGAGAAGGTGGGTCCGGTTCAGCCGTGAGAGCGTCTGCACGGCCTGGATGCCCGCGAGCCGCCTATCCACAAACATCGTGTGCAGGAGCGGCTGGTCGTACCCGGTCTGGTACTTCTCCGCCACCAGCAAGACGTGGTACTCCTGTGTCGCGAACTTCTCCGGAAGCTCCTTCTCGCGAATGCCGAGGTTCATCCTCTCCTCGGTGTAGGTCACGTCCGGGAGCTTGTCGTCCAACACCGTCCCAGAGAAGGCAACCAGTGTCTTAATCGGGTAGCCCTTCTCCTGGATGTAACGGTCAAAGCTCTGCTTGTAGCGCACGGCTTCCAGGCGCGAGCCAGTGACTACCATGCCCTTGGCCCGACCGCCGATCTTGTGCCGAGTGACCGCCTGGAAGTGCTCGACCATGACCTGGGTTTTCTGGGCAATGTTGTGCGGGTGCAGGCGCATGAAGCGGGCGAGCGCCCGCGCGGCCTTCTTGCGCTCGACGTTGGGATCGTCCTCACAGGCCTTGAGCAGCTTGAAGTAGGTCGCGTAGGTCGTGTAGTGCTTGAGGACGTCGAGGATGAACTCCTCCTCGATCGCCTGGCGCATGGTGTAGCGGTGGGTTGGCTGTCCGTCGCGCCCGAACACCGCGAGCGTCTTGTGCTTGGGTGTGGCGGTGAAGGCGAAGAAGCTCAGGTTCGCCTGCCGGCCGCGCTTGGCCATACTGCGAAAGAGCTCTTCCATTTCATCGCAACCTTCCTCTGCCGCGCGCTTGTTCGCTTCTTCCCGTAAGCCCTCGCCGCCGAGGACTTCCTTGAGGTCGGTGGCGGACTCGCCGCCCTGCGAACTGTGGGCCTCGTCGATGATCACAGCACGACGCCGCGTTGGCAGAGCACCAGCCCCATTCGCACCCTTCTCCTCAGCAATCTTACGCATCTGGCGCAACACCACCGGGAACTTCTGAAGCGTCGTGATAATGATCGGCACTGCCTTCTCGAGTGCCTCGGCGAGCTGTCGCGAGCTCTCGTCGATCTTCTGCACCACACCGCGCTTGTGCTCGAACTGGTAGATCGTGTCCTGGAGCTGTTTGTCGAGCACCACGCGGTCTGTCACCACGATCACGCTGTCGAAGACCCGCTCGTTGGCCATGTCATGGAGACAGGCGAGGCGGTGCGCAAGCCAGCCGATCGTGTTGCTCTTTCCACTTCCAGCCGAGTGCTCGACGAGATAGTTGTGCCCCACGTCCTCCCGCCGGGCCGAGTCGACCAGCAGGCGGACGGCCTCGAGCTGGTGGTAGCGGGGGAAGATCATCGACTCGACGTTCACTTTGCGCCCCTGGTCGTCGCGCTTCTCTTCAATCTGCAAATGCATGAAACGCGCCAGGAGATCAAGAAAACTGTCTCGCTGCAGCACCTCTTCCCAAAGGTATGCCGTGCGGTAGGTGCGCCCGGCAGGATCGGGAGGGTTGCCGGCGCCGCCGTCGCAGCCCTTGTTGAAGGGCAGGAAGTGCGTCGCCCCGCCGGCTAGCCGCGTGGTCATCAGCACTGACTCAGTATCGACGGCGAAGTGGACGAGAGTGCGCCGCTTGAAATCGAAGATCTGTTCCCGAGCGTCGCGGTCCTGCTTGTACTGCCGACGCGCTTCCTCGACGGTCTGGCCGGTGAGAGGGTTCTTGAGCTCCAGCGTAACGACGGGGATTCCGTTCAGGCTCAACGTGACATCGATCGACTTCTCCGAACGCGGCGAGTAGTGTAGTTGGCGGGTGAGCCCCAGGCGGTTCGCAGCATAGCGGGCCTCGAGTTCCGGGTTCAACCCGTGCGCCGCCTTAAAGAACGCCACATGGAGTGTCCGCCCGTAACACTTGAAGCCGTGGCGCAGGGTAGCGAGGGACCCATTCACATCCATCCACTTGCACAGGTCGGTGAGGATCTGGTTGCCGGTCTTGTCGCCGTGCAGCGCCTCCAGTTTCGCCCACTCCTTTTGCTGCGTCTCTCGGATGAACGCCAGCACCGTCGCCGGGAAGATCGCGCGCTCACGATCGAAGCCTTCGCAGGCAACGCACGCATACCCGTTCTGGAGTAGATGCGCCTCGATGACCGTCTCGAAGGCGCACTCCCAGTAGCGAGGCTCAATCATGATCCCATCCTCATCAGTCGTTGCGCCAGCCACCAGACCGCTACCTGACAATAGGGAGCAAGGTGGCCACCGCCCGCGATGTACCGGTCTCGTTCACGCTCAAGCCGCGCTCGCGGCACCGGGCCATGAGTTTTTTCCTTCTCGCGCTTCCACCATTCGGAAATGGCGGTGAGGACCCCTTTCCTGTTGTTCTTTAACAGGGGCAGGTTAAGATTCAGTACTACGTTCAACTGCGCATCGAACTCGGCATCGTCCGATTTGACCGAGCCATCGATCTCATAGCGCACGCGCGCCTCGATATGGTGTGCCGGGTCGGCGGGATTCCACCGGAGATCGCGGTCACCCTTCCTCGTATCGCAATACTGGGAATCCCACGGCTGCCCCCTTCCACCCAGGCAGGCTCCGAGCAAATTGCGGTAGTTGAGCTGTTCGCCCGGGGAGCGGGATTGACTTCGCCAGTGCTCGATCTTCATGGTAGCTGGCCCGTCATGAACCCGTCCCAAGCAGTAGCAGCATAGCCCCCGCTGCTCGGCCACCAAAGCGTGCCTTAGGTCGTCCTTCTCCGCATAGTTGTCATAGTCGGAGTGCGGAGTGAGCCGATGCGTCGTCAGACTCGGCGGCTCGGGCCCCTTCGTGATCGCCCTCATTCCTTACCCTCGATAAAGTCGAGGAGAGTTCGGGCACGTGTCACTTCTGGATCGTCTTCCCCGAGGCGGGCCGTTAAGGCGGCCAATAACTCGCGTGCGCGCTCGAAATGCTGCTTTCCGGTCTCCTGGGAGAGTTCTGAGAGCAGTTGGTTCACCTCCTGTGCTCGCGGGTCTGCATGCATGATCTCCTCCAGCACCCGGCTGGAGTCGACGCCGAAGGAGTGGGTCGGCGAATAGACCTGGCCGTCCGCGATGATCTGGATCCGGTCGTGCTCCACTTCACCGATGACCTGGGGCGAATGTGTCGTTGCGATGAACTGGCACCGGGGAAACGCTGTGGTCAGGTTGCGCACAATCTGCCGCTGCCACTTAGGATGCAGGTGCAGGTCGATCTCGTCGATGAGGACAACCGCCTCCGCCTCTGCGGCCGGATCCGCCATTGCCGGGTTGGCCTGCACCAGTCGGCGTGTCAGGTCGAGCACCAGAGCAAGCACGCCGCGCTCGCCATCGGAAAGCTGCCGCACGCGGAGCGTCCTGCTGCCCCGATCGATCAACAGCATCTGGCGATCCTCGCCACCCACACGCAGGTTGGCATAGCCTGGAAGGAACCGCGCCACGGCGTCCTCAAAGGCGGCGAGCGCACGACCCGCTACCGGACGTTCCGCCTTCAGTGCCTCCTGGACCCGCATCCAGGCTGAGAACTCTCCGAGCCTAAGCTCGCGGCTCGTGAACGCGTCCGCGAACGCCGCAGTGATTCCTCCGGCTGCCACGCTTTTTCTGGGAGTTCGCTCCCACGGTACTGCCCGACTGGTCGAGAAGAGGACCGCAAGAGGCCGCCCGCCGGGCTCGTTCCCGCTGACGGGTAAAGGCGGCGTGCCGATGTAATCAGCCTTTTCCGGTGTCTCGTGGACCTCCTTCCGCGGCATGCCTGCCATTTTCTCTTGGGCTGCGCTGGCCTCACGCGGTCTGTGGATTAGGTAGCGGTACTCCGTGTCACCGATCTGTACGCCGCACTCGACATCCAAGGCATCGGCTCCAACGCGAATATCGTCTGCGGTGAACGATTTGCCCGGTATCCGCAGCCGGTTCACGTCCTTGACGACCGCCAGCAAGCACACGCTAAGCGCGTCGAGCAAGCTCGTCTTGCCGACGCCGTTGACGCCCACGACCAGGTTGAATCCGGGCTGGAATCGGAACTCAGCCGCGTCGATGGCCCGAAGGTTCGCGAGCTTCAGCGTAGTGGCTCTCATGCGCCCCTCCCGACGTCGATTTGCCCGGTCACGGCTGCGGCGATGAGCGCGGAGCGGCGCTCCCTGAGCAGGGCGACCGTGCGCTCCGTCGCAGCACCTAGGGTGTCGAGCTTCGCAGTCTCCGAAGCAACATAGGCAACGATCTCCGATTGCTCGTCGGAAGAAGGAAGCGGTACCTCGATATCGCGGAAGCCCTCCCAGTAGAGCCGCAAACGGTCCCACACGATCCCGTGAGAACGCCGTGCGCACTCGGCGCTAAAGGCTGACGTCCTAAACAATAGACCCGCGTACGCCGACGACAACGAGCCTGCTGGCGCTGCGACGACATAGTCCGGGCTGACGAGGCCGTCCTGAGGAGCAATGCCGACAGCACCCTGCCACATACGCATCTTGTTGAACGCGACGTCGCCCCGTCGAGCGATCTTGTAGGTGTTGAAATCTGCAGCGGTACTCTCGATTCGTTCATCGGAAAACTCGCGAAGCACTACCCCGGCGTTGATTGAAACCTCCAGCAACGGCAGGTCTGGTTCTCCGCGTTCGTCTCGCTCGCGGAAGAGCCATGCGACCCTGGACGTTTCCCAACGTGCAGGGATCTCACCAAGCCAGGGGATGCCGGAGTCGCGTAGCGGGGTGAGAGGGTCGATACCCCGGGTGACCGCGCACGTGATGATCGCCCGGCTCTTCTCGGCCAACAGCCCGAGCAGCCGTTCCTTCGCCGCCACCAGGGCATCCAGACGCGCCGTCTCCCGCTCGAGGTAGTCGGCGATGACTCGTTGCAGCGAGATCGGTGGGGCAGGCAATACCATCGCCCCGATATCCGACTTCGGAATCCCAAAACGCGTCACGCCATTCGCTGCCGCGAGCTCTAGCTGCACGCGCACAGGCTTTGCCTGGAGACAGCGGAACAAGAATGCTCCTGCCATCCGGCCTTGGTGCGGACGGAGAACCGCAAGGTGATAACCGCAGATCAGATCGTCGGCGGCCTCACGGACGAGCGCAGGCACGCCGATATCGTCCCAGGACTCGGAGTCCTTGGTAATAACGACATCGTCTACGGCTAGCCGAAACTTATGGATCTCGTCTTCAGTGGCGGTCGCCTGCATGAAGTCCAGATTGAGGTCGATGAAGTCATTGTTGTAGACGTCTGAGTAGTTGCAAAGGCGGATGGCAATTTCGTTGTCTGCCGGAATTTTGTCGACGTTACTAACGAGATAGTCGGCTACGGATCGGAGTGGCTTTGCCTCCCAGCCGTCGGGAAGCGTTTTCACCCACCCGAGGTGGCTCACTCCGTCACCTCCCGCAGCAGCCGCACGATCTCCTCTTCTGCCTGCTTCAGGTCAGTGTCGATCTCATCGAGCGGACGCGGCGGGCTGTACCTGTAGAAGTGGCGGTTAAAGTTGATCTCGTACCCCACCTTGTCCTTGCTGCGGTCCATCCAGGCATCTGGTATATGGGGCCGCACCTCTCGCTCGAAGTAGGCGTCAATGTCCTCTTTCAGGGGCACGTTCTCGAAATCGCGGAGTTCCGGGTCGGGCTCGAAGCCTTCGTTCCTACCGCCCTTGGCGGCCGGCTCGGCCTCGGAATCCTTGCACGTGAACACGCTGCGGAAAAGCCTTTGCTCTGCTTCCTTCCAGCGGGATCTGCGCCCCTGTAGCAAATCTTCGATGCGGTTCCATACCGCGTTCCAGCCCCGCTGAGGCTCCCGCCCGAGCGCCACGTCCACGGCCTGCACGTCGTCGAGCAGGTGCGGACAGGCGTCGAGAAAGCGGGCCTTGTCCTCAGAGGTCATCTGGTAACGCAGGCGTAGGGGCCGCTCGACGGTGACGCGGGTATAGCCGAAGTCGGCGTTGTCGAAGACCTTCAATCGCTCACCGTCTATTAAGCGGCCGTACAGCCGCACGATCTCGTCGATCTGGCTCGTCGTCATGTGCCGGCGCTTGTCGCCGAGGCTGCGTTTGCTCTCCTCGCTGCCACCGGGAGTCCAGATGTCGCGGCCATCAAGGAGCTGGATCTTGCCCTTGCGCCGCTTCTCCTTGCGGTTGGTGACAATCCAGATGTAGGTGCCGATTCCTGTGTTGTAAAACATCTGTTCGGGCAGGGCGATTACGGCCTCGAGCCAGTCGTTCTCGATGACCCACTTTCGTATGTTGCTCTCGCCCGAGCCCGCGCCACCGGTGAACAGTGGCGAGCCGCTGAAGACAATTGCCAGCCGCGAACCGTGCTTGCGTTCGGCCGGGCGCACCGTCTCAAACTTGCGAACCATGTGCTGCAGAAACAGCAGTGACCCGTCGTTCACGCGGGGCAGGCCCGCGCCGAAGCGGCCGGCGAAGCCAAACTTCTCGTGCTCCCGCTGGATCTCCTTCTGCTGCTTCTTCCAGTCCACGCCGAACGGTGGGTTGGTGAGAAAGTAGTCGAACGTCTCGCCTGCGAACTGATCCTCGGTGAAGCTGTCGCCGAAACGAATGTGATTCGTGCCGCCGTTCTGGTCCACCTCCTTCATTAGCATGTCGGAAGCGGCGGTAGCGAAGGCGCGCTTGTTGTAGTCCTGCCCGTAAACGTATAGCCGGGCCGCGCTGTGGTGTTCTCGCAGGTAGTTCTGGGCCTCAGCCAGCATGCCGCCGGTGCCACAGGCCGGGTCGAGCAGCGTTCGCACGGTGCCGGGGGTGGCGAGCAGTTCGTCGTCGCGGATGAAAAGGATGCTCACCATCAGGCGGATGACCTCGCGCGGAGTGAAGTGGTCGCCCGCAGTCTCGTTGGCAAGCTCATTGAAACGCCGGATGAGGTTCTCGAATATGAGCCCCATCTGCGGGTTCTTCACTCTCTCCGGGTGCAGGTCCACGTCGCAGAACTTGGACACAACGAGGTAGAGGATGTTCGCCTCGCCCATCTTCTCGACCTCGTTTTCGAACTCGAAGTACTCGAAGATGCGGCATACGTTGGCCGAAAACCCCTTGATGTAGCTGACGAGGTGCTGACCGATGTGGTCAGGATCGCCCTTCAGTCTCTCGAAGTTGAGCGGCGAGTGGTTGTGGAACCGCTGGTTCGCCGCCTTGTTGAGCTTGGCGTCCAGTGCCTCGCCTTTCAGCTTGCTTCCCCACCGTTCGTGTTCGGCCAGGACCTTGCGCTTCGTGGGCGCAAGCACGCAGTCGAATCGGCGCAGTACGGTCATGGGCAACATGACTCGCTCGTACTGCGGCGGGCGGTACGGGCCACGCAGTAGGTCGGCGATTTGCCAGATCAGGTTTGCAAACGAATTGTGATCAGACATCGGTCAGGTTCGCTCCTGGGACCGCATGTACTCGGTCGCGTCGGATGTTCGGGCTGAGCACGTCGGCGGCAACCCAAAGCCTATTCTCTAATCCAAGGTCTCCGCCGTTAGGTTCATCACCCATTGGAGATCCCTTCCTTCCGGAAGTACTCGGCGCGCAGATCCTCGCCGTTCTCGCCGAGATTCAGCGATCTCCGACGTTCCACATCCCACGTGGCCGACAACGGCGAAAACCAGTTCGTTGGCTGCGTGCTTCAGGATCAATCCACGGGAATCCTCGCACCGGGTCGTGGCGACGACGCGCGGTAACGGGTTCTCAGCAGCAGCCATTCGGAGGCCTCCTCACATGTATGGTGAACAACCGCTATTGTCTCTCACAGACGGACTCGGATGCATTGGTTGGACGTCGTTCCACAACTTGCGCTGGCGGATCCAAACGACTTGAGCACAGATGCTGCGTAAAAAGCGTTCATTGAGCCCGGAAATTGCACCCTCCGGCGAGAGCAGGTGCTCCTGGATGTCGGGAGCGAGCATGAGCAGATTCATGATTTGGGTGATCCTGGCCCGTGTCACGTACCCGAGTCGCGCCAGGTCTGCGTAGTCGCGGACTTCTCCACGCTCGACCATCTCCTGGAACTTGATGGCGAGGGCCATCAGTCTGGTAATCCGAGGAATTCGCGGGCGATCGCCCGAGTTGCTGAACGGGTCGTGCTGCGTTCTGCTGCCCTCGCGGCGACACTGGCGCACTGGCAGCGTCACCTCCACCTGAATGGCCCCGTCCGCGCGCGGACCTGGGCCGGCCATGGTCAGCACTTTCCTTGGCATAGTTCCTTGGCTCCTGTGTTGCTGAAATTGACGGTGACTTTGCCGGTCCGGCCGTCGTAGCCGACCTTGGCAACCAGCAACTGGATCATCTGCTCCTGCTCCTTGGTCGTCAGGGAGGACCAGATGGCGTCGAACTCAGCCAGTATCCGGCGGAGGTCCTCCGCATTGATGTGGTCCGTGTCGAGGTCGCCACGCTCGGCGGTGAGCTCCACCAACCGGCGCTCCGTGGTCTCGATCTCGCGCTGAAGAGTAGCCATCCGCTCGAACCGCGCGCCGGAGTCCACGCTGGTATCCGCCGCTTCTCGCGCGAGGTTCTGGTTGAGCTGCCGGAGGCTTCGCCGTTGGGCTTCCGACTCCTGGTCAATCTCCCGCCGCCGGCGCGCCACCTGGTTGAGAGCTTCGGTGGCGACTGCCTCGGCCAGTTTGGGGTCGGTCCCAATGCGGCGGATGCTGTCAAGGACGGCAGATTCGATCGCCTGGGCCGGAACGGACTTCGTTTCGCAGTTCTTCCATCCCTTCTGCTGAGCGTTGTAGCAGACGTAGTAGCGGTAGCGTTTGGACTTCCGCATCGTGTAGGTGTGCATCATGGGGGTCTCGCAGGGCACGCAGAAGAGCAGGCCGCGCAGCAGGGCGCCGAACTTGTTCTTGAGGCTGGCGCCGTTGTCGCCATTGTTGCGTCGTAGAGTTTCATGGACTCGATCCCAGGTATTCTGCTCGATGATTCGCTCATGCTCCCCTGGGTACAGGCAGCCTTTGTGGTCCACCATCCCGGTGTAGATGGCATTGGTGAGGACCCCGTGCATCGT